GAACTGCGCCAGGGGCAGCCCGGCCCGCGCGCCGATCCAGTCGGGGAAGCCGTGCCACACCGGAATGCCGGCCATGAGCGCCACCAGCGCCGCGCCGGAATGCCAGGTCACCACCTCGCGCACCTTCGACAAGTCCCGCTCCAGCGAGACCACCGGCGGTTCCTTGCCGGGATGGGGCCGGACCCGGCCTCCGGTCAGCCGCTGCGCCTGCTCTGCCCAGTTCGCCGGCGACGCGATGCCTTCCTCGCCGATGCCGCGCTGGCCGAAAATGAGCGTCTCGCGCCCGCCTTCGCGCCAGGGCAGAAGCTCCACGCCCCACGAATCCCAGCGCTGCGGGCCGCCTTCGACCCATCGCCCGGCGCCGGCGTGGTGGCCGATGGCCAGCGAGTACCAATGCCCGCCGCGCCACGCCTTGCCAAGGTAGCCGTTCTCAGCCACCAGCACACGCGCGCCGGCGCTCTCGAATCGGGCCGCGTGCTCGGCGTAGCCCGTGTAGCGGTTCCAGATCACCAGCACGTCGTCAGGCTTCGGGTCCGGGATGTGCGCGACCACCTGGAACCCTGCCGCCTTCAAGCCGCTGCAGAAAGCGTCGCGCCGGTAGTGCGGCGTCTCACGCAGCAGGCACACCGCGCGCATCAAGCGCCTCCTCCAGGTCAACGAATCGAGCGCACCGGAGCGCGCTCCCCGGCGTCGCGTTCAGGACCGCGACGCCAATCTCACTCAGCGCATCCACCAGCGTGGGAAAAGCCTTGACCCAGCGTTCGAAAGTGCCGGGCCCGGTCTCCCGCAGCGGGTGCTGGTGCTCGCCGTGCCAGTGCGCGCCGCGGTCGCCGGTCATGTCGAAGCCGCAGAGCAGGATTCGCCGAGCGCCGGCCTGGGCCGCGATGTGCACGGCCTGGTAGCCAGAATTTCCGCCGGTGCGGATGAACCCGGGTTTCGGGTCGAACCCATCCGAGCCGCTCGCCTTCAACCGGTGCACGTCCGGCACGTCGCTGCATGTGACCTTCAGCCCGGCAAACTGGTGCGCCGCCGGCGTCTGCCGCCAGAATTCCGCGTCGGCCCCGTAGAGCATCGCCGCCCAGGGCGCGAGTTCGAACGTGCGATTGATGACGATCGCCGGCACTCCGGCTGCCTTCACCTTGTCGGCGACCGCCTGCGACATGCTCGGGCCGCTGGCCAGGACCGCGACCGTGTGGCCATCCCACAGCCTCGGCACCACCCAGGAACACATCAGAACTTGCGCCCGTTGCTGTCCATCTGGGTGAGATCGCGGCCGGACTTGCCTTCGGCGCCACGCTCGCCCTTCTCGCCCTTCAGGCCGTCCCGACCGTCACGACCGCACTTCGCGGCCAGTTGCCAGCCGGAGCCCTCTTCGCCGGGCTTGCCCATTTGCTCGTCCACCAGAACCCACGTCGAGCCGCCGCGTGTGGTGCTGTCGCCAATCCCGTAGGTCTCGTCCTCGCGGAAGATGCCGCGATAGATCACGACCGGCGTCGTCCAATTCTTCCGCACCACCTCACCGCTTGAGCGCTCCACCGTGAGGGACAGGCTGCGCATGTCGTCGGCTTGCTCGACGCTGATCCCGGCCACGCCATCGACGATGCAATCCCAGCCGACCATGCCCTGCGTGACTTGGCGGGAGACCCACAGGCCACCGCGGTGCTTGGCCCATGTGCCTTTGGCGTAGCTGCGCGTCTCGTCGATGGCCGGCATCGGTTCGATCAGCGCGGCGTCGCGACCGTCAAGGCCGCGATCGCCCTTCTCGCCAACCGGGCCGCGTTCGCCGATGCCGCCCGGGTCGCCGGCCTTGCCTTGCAAACCGGGATCGCCCTTTTCGCCTTTCTCTCCGGGCGGGCCGACATCGCCAGCAGGCCCCATGTCGCCCTTCTCGCCCTTCTCGCCGGCCGGGCCGGGCTCTCCGCGCTCGCCTTGCGGGCCGGCGTCGCCCTTCTCGCCGCGGTCTCCGGTGTCGCCCTTGGCGCCGGCCTCACCCGGCTCACCTTGGGCGCCCGGATCGCCGGGGTCGCCCTTCTGGCCCATTTCACCGCGGTCGCCGGGGTCGCCCTTCTGGCCTGGCTCTCCGCGTTCAGGCGCGAGCCGCTCGGCCAGGGTGCGCTCGATCGTTTCCAGCCGAGCGATGACAGGGCCGATTGCGCCGGCGACCTGCTTTCGCAGAGCGTCGACGACCTGCCCGACGAGTTCCTTGACTTCAAGCATGCGCGACCTCGTCGAGTTGCTTCACCAGCTCGGCCAGGAACTCGCGGGCGGCCTTGTCTTCGGGCGGCGGTGCAGGCTCTGGAACGGGCGCCCGCGCGGGTGGTGTCGCCTTGCCGAATGGGTCGTCGCTGGCGTCGCGCTTGGCCAGGGCCGCGAGGGAATAGTTCTGCTGCTGGAGATAGACCGCATTGCCGCCCGGCGTCGGGGGCAGGTTCAGCTTCCGGCGGGCCTCGTCCGGCGACATCAGCGCCTTCTCGGTGGCCTTGCCGAGCGCGTCGATCATGGTCGCCGTGTCCATGCGCAGCAGGCTGTCGATGTCGCACTCGACGCGCTTGCCGTTCGGGATGTCAAGGCCGGTGTCCAGCGCCGACTCAAGCGACTCGATCAGGATCTGCAGGCAGCCTGAGTAATACTGCTGCTCCAGCGCCTCGACGTTGTTGTTCGTCGGCAGCGGGCCGGCGTTGATCTTGTAGAGCGGCATGCCGAAGCAGCGCGCCACGTCCTCGACGGACCACGCCAGCTGCTTGATCAGGTCGGCGTCGACCGCGTTGATGGTCATCTGCTCGTAGTGCAGTCCATCGCCGGCCACCAGCAGCCGGCCCAGGTTCTGGCCCGAAATGGCGCTCTCGGCCCGTTCCTTCAGGCGATCGGCGGTCGCGTCATCGATGGTGCCGGGCGCGGTGAGCACACCGCTGGGGCGACTCGCGTTCTGGAAGAAGGTGGCGCTGTTGGCCTGGATGCTGTTGCCCTGCGTGGCCGCCATGGCGCAGGCGATGATGGGCGACACGCCCACCAGGGGGTGCCACAGGCAGTTCATCCGGTCGTGGATGATCTCGCGCGCCGGGAAGGTCGAGCCCGTGGGAAGTTGCGCCAGGTCGTCGCTGTTGACGCTGTAGAAAATCGAGCCATCGGGCGCCACCAGTGGCGTCACCTTGCGCGGGTCCAGCGGGAACAGCCGCACCACGACACCGCGCTCGTCGCGCACCTTCAGCGCGTAGGCGTTGCCGTGCAGGAGCTTGCAAGTGATCCACCACGCGATGAACTGGATGGGCGTCTGGAAGGCGTTCGGCTTGCTCAGAACCTGCCAGAAGGGAGAGTTCGACTCGTCCTCTTCCCAGGTGCCGTCGACCCGGCGCGCCATCAGGCGAATGCCCAGCTTGGCGATGTCGTTGGAGATGCGCGTCACGCAGGCGTAGACGGCGCCGAACGTGGCGATCGAGCCGATGGGGTCGACCTGGACGCCTCGCTGCCAAGCGCCGGCGAAGATCTCGCCCACCCAGCCAGTGACCCCAGGTCGAACGGGTCGCGCCGCGCCGATCGTGGAGGTCCCGTACAGGCTCGTCAGCGGCGACACCGCCGCCTTCAGGATACGAACCAGCGCGCGGCCGGGTTGGAATGCCATGACGGTCGGTCAGGCCTGCGTGGCGTTGCGAGGCGGTCGGCCGCGGCGCGGCGCCGCAGTGACTGGCGCCTCTTCTGGCTCGGCGGCGGCTTCTTGAGCGGGCTCATCGGTCACGGGCTCCACGGCTGCCGGCTCGGCGACAGACTCAAAGACCGGAGGCGCGACAGGGGGCGCGACGCTCACGGGCGCCTGGATCTGCGGTTCCGGCGCGTCTTCGGCGCGGCCGATCTTGATGAAGTAGCCGCCATCGACGGGCGTGGCGTAGAAGCACGCACCGACGGCCACCTCATCGCCGAAGTACGTGTGTGGCTTGAGCGCCACCATGTGACGGGTGCGGTAGGTCATGGGCGCGTCTTCCGTGGAAAGGGGAAGGGCCGCCAGTTGCCCGGCGGCCCTTGGGTCAGATCAGCTCAGCGGCCGATCAGGAGGCGTAGGACTGCGCCTTGTCGATGAACTGCACGGCAGCGCTGCGACGCTTGGTCCAGTAGATCCAGCGATCGACCTTCACGCCGATCAAGCCGTTCTGCCACAGGCTCACCAGCGACTGCGCGCCGGCCGACGGGGCATCGTCCATCTGCACCGAGGCTTCGGTAGACACGTCGATCATGATCTGACCGTCGTCGGCCAGCAGGATCTCGCTCTGATCGGCCAGGATCAGGTGCTCGTCGCCAGGCGAGCCGGACGGCGCGACGTTGTTCGACACGATCACCGGCAGGCCGTAGAACGTGCCGCCCTTGACGGACAGCTCCGGGAAGGCCTTGGTGTCCTGATTCGTGCGCATCATCGACAGCCGGATGGCCATCGACGCCGACATGATCCAGACGCCCGTCATCAGGCCCAGTTCGTTCGAGGCGAACTGGGTCATGGTGTAGCGGACGTCCGCATCCAGCGCGGCCAACGTGGCACCGCTCGCCTGCCGCGGCGTGACGCCGTAGGTCAGCGAAGCCGGCGACACGTTCGCCACACCCGGATAGGCCGGGTCGATCAGGCGCTTGTCCAGGTACTGGCTCACGCCAGCGGCCAGGTCGTCGCGCACCAGGGCCACGGCGCTCGGCTGAGACAGCCGGGCCAGTTCCACGGTCAGCACGACGATGGTCGACGCCTTCGCCCAGGGCATGGTGATGTTGTCGAAGGTCAGCTTCTTCACCGGCACCGGGGCGCCTTCACCGACGAACGTGCCGCTCGTGCCAGCGGTCTGGCGCGGAATCCGCACGTTGAACGGCACGCGACGCACCTGGTTGAGTTGGCCGAGGATCTGCCGCGGGCGCAGGTACTCGATGAACTCGTTCTGCATGTCCTGGTACTGCACCAGCGGGCCGGCCCAGGTCGCATCCGAGGTCGTGCCGGCAGCGATCGCCGATTTCAGGACGGCCTCGACTTCCGGGGTGTCGGGGAAGCGCTTGGCCAGTTCCGCGGCCTGCATGATGTTGCCCTTGGCGAAGGCCAGAAGCGACACGTAGCGAACGAAGGCGGTGGCGGCCGGCAGGTTGCGGCTCACTTGGATGGAACCCGAGCCGGCGACGACAACGGCACCTTCGCCGCGGGCGACGGCGACCGGGGCGGCCTTGACGGCCATCACGGTCTCGTGCTGCTTCAGCGTCTCCAGGGTGTCGTCGATCGACTTGATGTCGGCTTCGAGTTGGACGTTCTGCTCGCGCTCGTGCTCGTCGAGGGTGCGGCCTTCTTCGACGATCGCCTTGTTGACGATCGCTTCCTTCTGGTCGGCGAGTTCCTGGCGCTTCTTTTGGAACTCGGCAATGCGTTCGTTGATGGTTTTCATGATGCGGTCCTTTCGGGATTGCAGTGGCTCAGAGGTAGACGACGCCTTTGCGGCGTGCCTGCGATCCCGAATCGCCGGGGGTGGATTCGCCGGATGCCGCCGGCGCGGGGTCGAGTCGGACGACGGAGCGGACGCCAAACGCGGCGCGCCGAATGGCTTCGTCAGCCGACTTGATTGCGGTGATGGAGCAGTCGCCATTGGCGGCCACCGTGACGGCGGACAACTCCAGCCAAAGCCACTTCAGGTAGCGGTAGCTGTAGGTCCCGTCGATGCGCGAGGACTCGATCGGCTTGAAGCCGATGGACAGGCCGCCGACCAGCTTGGCCTTCATCGACTGCCAGGCCTCGTCCAGGCGCGCCTTAAGCGTGCCCTCTTCGGTGACCAGGGCCACCTCGCCGGCGACCTCGATCCCCTTGTCGGTGACTTTGGCCTCGGTGACCCAGCCGATGGGCTGGCTGCTCATGTGCTGCCACAGCAGCGGAATGGGCAGCTTGAACTGCGCGCCCTTCGGTTCGACGATGTCGCCGACGCGATCGGGGGTCGGCGTGGTCGCGATGCCGGTGAAGCGGCGCTTGCCGTCTTCTTCCTGCATCGCCTTGAACTCAAGGGCGACGAATGCGCGGTGATTCATGAGGAAAAGCCCTCGCGGAAATGAGAAAACCCGCCGGGTGGTGGGCTTCGTGGTGATGGGTAGCGGCGGCGCTTAAGCGAAAAAAAGCTGGTACTTTTTGCGGCGCGGCTTCGGGTTCATCGACATGAGAGACACCGCGTTGAACAGGCTCATGAGCGGGTCAATCTTGGCTTTGCCGCTGGCCTGCTTGGTGATCAGCACGGCGTTGCCTCTGGGCTCGACCTTGGCATTGCCTACGCACCAGGCCATCAAGGGGGCGGCACCGTGCCACAACTCCCCGCCGGCCAGTTTGCGTTCGGTGTCCTTTATGGCGCCAACCAGCTTCCAACCCTGGGAGATCCCGACGATGCGGTCCGGGTCGAACTTGCGGGCCACGAGCTCGTCAACGATGGAGCCGATGCCCACGGCATCGACGCCAACCTGATCCAGCAACCCGGCGGCCTCGGCTTTCTCGACCAGGTCGGCCACGTCCTCGACATCGTCGCCAACGCGCTCGACGATGGTGAGATGCCCGGCCGCCTGGAAAGCCAGTAGCCGCGGCGCGATTTCCTTTCGGCGCTGCAGCACGCTCGTGTGAGCCCAAGCGTGGAACCAAGCCACCCACTCTTTCGTCTGCGTGTCGCGCCCGAGGACCGTCAGCCCTAGCAAGTCGTCCAGTCCGCCGCCGTCGATGCCGATCGTCACGACTTCAGAGCGAGCCAGCAAGCCGTCGAGCTCCAACTTCGGATCGCCCTGCTGTTCCCAGAAGTCGGCGCCGGCCCAGCGGTCGCTGTTCAGTGCCAAGCCGATTTCGATGTTCAGGTGCTTGGCGCAGAAGGTCTGAAAGGCCTTGTCGCTCTCGGCTCGGTTCTCTTCGAACTTCGTCTTCAGCCAGTCGGTGCTCACCGAGGCGCCGAGGTTGGGGTTCACCATCGCGGCGTTGTCGAGGTCAAAGCAGGCCTTCGACGTGACCATGGCCTCGGGCCACTCGTACAGCACCGGCAGGAATGACGGGTCGACAATCTCGCCGTCGCGCACCTTGCGCGCGTACAGGTTCTTTGCCCGGTAGACGCCAGCCGGCGGCTCGTCCGACTCGGTCGTGATGTAGATGACCGCGCCTTCAGGCCGGCTGGCCATGCCTCCTGTGGCCTCCTGCAGCATCGCTTCGGCGTTGTGGCGCTTTCCGAACTGCCAAAGCTCCTCGACCAGGGTGACGGCGAATTTCTTGCCGCTGACCGTGTCGCTTTCCGCCGCCACGACTTGCAGGGTCGCCTTCGTCGTGCGGTGCGTGATCGTCCGGATGTGGTCCTGGATGTGCAGGAGGTCCGACAGTTCTTCGTCTTTGCGGATCGCGTGCTTCAGCGGCCCGAAGGCGTTGTTCGCGACCTCGGTGGTCGGCGCAATGATCCCGAACTCGCCCGACTCGCGCCAGTTGCGAATCAGCAGCGTGCCCATGAGGAAGGCGGTAATTCCGCTCTTCCAATTCTTCTTCGGCACCTTCAGAAAATAGGTTTGGATCAGCCGCTTACCGCTCTCCGGGTCATACGAGCCGAAGAAGGTGGAAGCGAAGTCGAGAATCCATGGCCTGGCGATCTCGCCCACCGTCGGCGCGCCGGGGACATCCACCACGCGCAGCGCCCTGAACACCTCCAGGGCCGCCGCCGCCTCGTCAGGAAACAACGCGCCGCAGGGAATCAGCGATTGGCCCGCGGCTATCCGCTGCTCCCAGTCGGGGCAGGCAGTCGTCCACTTCATACGCGTTAGCGGCTACTGACCAGGCGGGGTGCCGCAGCCGAGGCGAACTTGCTCTTCTTCTCGGTTGCCTTCGCGGCGTCGTTCCTCGCGTCCTTCTTGCCAACCGGCGCCGGCTTGGCGTGCTCGTAAGGTGCCGCCAGAGCTGCGGCCTGCATGCGGACGGCCAGCTTCAGGCGTGATTCCTTGACCACGTTCAGCAGGAACTCAAGCGGCGTGGCGCCGGTGATGACCGGCTCGGACTCCGCGTCGGCCGCGGCAGGCGGCGCCTCAGGCTGTGGCGGTTGGGTGCCGAACGGCCACTGCGCTGGGGCGTCGCCAGTCTTCACACCACCCTGGCAGTAAGCAGCTGGCGCCGCCTTCTTCCTGGCCTTCGGCTTGGCGGTCTTTCGAACAGCCCGGCGCTTTGCATTGCGCGCCTCGTTTCGTTGCGCCTTTTCGGCGTCCGTCAGAGATGGCCGACCGGCCCCAGGTCGCGCGCCGCCTCGTGCCATAGCCGTTGTCCGATCTGAGGAAAAGATGAATTCGTGACCGCCGGAGGCCCCGGGCCTGACAATCAACCTGAACGATTTATTGTCCAAATGGGAGCGCTTGCGGTGGCGCTCCGGTTTCGGATTTCAAACGCCGCCTACCCCCCGGGGTGCCTCTACCCTGCCTTGGTGCGTCAGCGCCCTGCCCGTGGCATCCCGAACCCGCCATCCTCGGCGACCGTCTTGCGGTCATGGCATGCCTTGCACAGGCTCTGCCAGTTGTCGCGGTCCCAGAACAGGGTCAGGTCGCCACCATGTGGCACCTTGTGGTCGACCACGTTGGCTTCGGTGATCCTGTCCTGCTTGGTGCAGTGGACGCACAGAGGGTGCTTGGCTAGGTGCTGCTTGCGCTCCTTGCGCCAGCGGTAGCCGTATAGCATGTTCTTGTCGGCCTGGGTGACGACCGGGGCGGGGCCTCGGCGTGTGGGGTCAGCCTCGCGGATGCGGGGCTTGAGGGTGGTGAGTCGGCCCATCGGTCTTACAGGGCTTGCCCTGCTAGGTCGTGCCGTCCGCTGAACCGCTCATGCGACCGCAGGCAGCGTGCGTGGAGATGACCGCGCCCTTTAGCCCGGGGACGCGCCCAGCGCATGACTGGGTTTCAGCGGGGTGGAGGGGCTAGAGCGAGAACCGCGCTCTGAAGTTACACGGCCATCCAGTCTTGTCGACCGGCATGGAGTCGACGATCACGTAAACGGCGTCTTCGACCCCGAAGGCCGCGTGAGCCTGGATTCCGAACTTCGGCGGCTCATCCTGTTCGAAGTCGTGCAGCACGAGTCCGCCGGAGAACAACTTGCGAATCGCGAGGCCGCCAGTGCCGCTGAACTTCAGGCCGAAGGAGGCGGAGTAGTTGAAGGTCCCATCGGGGTGCTCGACCTCGGTGAGTTGGCCGCCCTTCATGAAGATCAGGTCACCGGCCAGCGTCATGGCGCACGCGGCGGCAGGCTTCAGGAGTTCGCTGGTGATCATGCTCTCCACTTTCCAAAGGGTGCGACGACCATGAGGCCAGCCGTGTCGGGGAGCGATTCGATCAGGAGCGGCGCCTGGATGGCTGCGGGCTTGGGTTGTGCCGGGCCGTCACGGCGGATCATTGCGGCGTTGGGGTCGATGATCGAAAACCAACGGAGCACATCGGAGACGTCGACCGCGTCGTCGCGCTTTGGCGCCTCATAGACCAGGGTGCGGCCCATCCAGATACTCCGCACGCCCTGGACATTCTGCACGCCTTCGTTGAAGTAGGCGGAGTCAGGGGCGGCCTGGAGAACGGTAGGCTCCGGCGGATAGCGCGTCCCGTCAGCGTCGAGGGAGCCGCCGAAGACTGGGCTTGGGCCCAGGCTGTCAGGGCCGCTGAACATCCGGAGGATTTCCTCATTCGTCATCTTCGACCCCTGAAATGAAGAAGCCCGCTGCGTGGCGGGCTTTCTGGTGGCACCTCTGCCCTGAAGGGCTCAGCGTCTGGCGCTGTTGACCGGCGATCCGGTTCGCGAATTCACCCTGTGAGGACGCACCTGGCAGGGCGGGGCAAGGTTGAGGATGCGCCGGATTATGGCACAGGCTGGATTTTCATTCCCTCGCCTCGTGCTGCACACATCCGAAGTCAGGCATCGTCACCAGCCTCGCCATGTACTGGCTTCCGTCCTCGACAACGGCCAAGACGCCAGCGCACGCGGGCTTCAGCCGGAGGCGCGTGTCTTCGTTGTACCAGTTCTCCTGACCCTCCGGGCCGGCTTCCTCCGTCGCCTCCCATATTGGGAGCGCGGCAGTGCAATGACCAGCGCCGCGAAGCGTGAGCGTTTCGTCAGGTAGTGGTGCCCAGTGCTTGCATGTCTTGCAGCGTTCCATCACAGAACTTGGCCCGCTATCGCGGCATCCAGAGCCGACTCATGCGGCGACCCAGCGAATATACGCCGCAGCGTGCGCACCATGGCGCCAAAGCGCTTGTAGCCCTCGCCGCCGTTGGCCACTTTCTTGCCGTTGCGCGCGATGAGCGTCCAGGCCCAGTCGCCGGAAGCGTTGCGGTAGAGGTGGAATTTCATGATTCTGCTCCAGTTGTCTCGCGGGTCGTCACGCTTTCTTCGCACTCGCCCTCGTCTTCGTCTTCCACCGGATTAATGATGATCATGTCGGGCCCGATGACGATCTTGCTGGCGCGGTGCTCGATGATTTCCATCTCGTACCCGTCGTTTCGCCCGGTGAACTCACCATAGGCTGGAATCGCATCGTCGACCCAGACCACTCTCCTGAGCACCCGGCACAACTCTGCGTGGTAAACGATGGCGCGGTAGTGTCCCTCTCTTGCGTCTAGCCTCATGAGTACGTCGCTCCTTCTACGCTTCATCGCGCAACGCCGCGCGCAAGCATTTCTCGGCATCCGTCATCCGGCGCGAGAGTTCGATCAGCATCCGGCTTGCGAGGTGGCGTTCCTCGGGGGTATGGCCGACATCATCGCGCCGGTGGCCCGACCCGTGGCAGACCCGGCAGATCATCTGCCGCTCGCCGCGGTGCGCGCCGCCGTTGAAGCCGCGGCCCTCGCAGGGTGGGCAGGTTGGGTCGAGGAACACGTCGAGCACACGACCGGTGAGGTGCATCAGGTCGGTGATGTCGAAAGGCACCGGATAGGCGCTGGCAAGGCTCACCGCCAGCTCACCAATCCACTGCTTGGCACTGGCCAGGGACGTGAGCTGCAGCAGCACCATGGCGCGACCTGTGACGATCTCTCGGCGGGCTTCGTCGCCCAGGCTCTTGTGCAGCGCTTGGGCCTTGTCGAAAGCCTCGGTGTCCTTCTTCCCGGCTTGGCGCAGCGCATCCAACACCTTGGCCGCCTGCCGCTGGGCATCGTACAGCCGGGCAGCCTCGGCCTCGTACAAGGCCTTCTCGCCTCGCGCCCTGTCGTACTCGCCCACCAGCCGGAACAGCAGCATGCCGAGAGATTCGGGCACGAACGCCGCAGCTCCGACCACATCCAGATCCCCGCGCACGCCGCAGCGGGTGGGCTTGAGGTTGCTTGACTGCGTGGCGCGCTGGTAGGTTTCCTGCACGGATGGGCGGTCTTCGGTATCGGTCACAGGTCGACCTCGTTTCCGAACTTGCTGGCGACAACAGCGCGCATGGCAGCGATGAGCGGCGTTGGGCCTTCCAACTTATGGAAGCCGACGTGCGCCTCCCATGTCTCGGGCCATGGCGGCTGGTCGCCCCAGTTGTTGTACAGGTCTCCGGCATACACTCGGCGCAAGCTGCTGCACTTCTCTTGGAGGAGCGGCCCACCCTGCAGCCAGTCAGATGACGGCGTCCACCTGGAAGGTGCGCCGCCGTTCTCTCGGATGGTCCTGTTATCGCCGTACTCGTCGAGTTCGTATCCCTGAACCTTTGCCACGGCCGCATCCAGCAGGGCGCCTTCGAGTTGCGAGACCTTGTGCTTCATCGGTTGCTCCTTGGGCTAGATCTGCCACGTTGAGCCAGGGATCGGCTTCAACTCGACTCGCACCGAGCGCAGGAACTGCTGCGCGGTGGATACGCATGTGCTCACGTCGATGGAGTAGATCGACAACTCTTCGACGAGTTGCCCAGTCTCCCGCTCCAGGCTTGCGAGGATCTGCGCGATCTGCCTTTGTGCCTGCTCGACCTTGTCCATGCTCACCTACCTTCCGCTGTGAATTGCCGCCAGCGCACTGGCCTTGCCCATCATCCCGTCCACCAGCATCGCAATGTCGCTGCCGAAGACGAGCGCCCCGACGAAGACGAGGCCGGCGAGGATGCCGGCGAGCGCCATGAAGCCCTGGCTCTCTTTGTTCACGTCGCTCCCTCCGTCTCCACCCTCGCCGCCTCGACCGGCTGGCGGCCGACTGCGTTGAGAAGCCTGATGGCTCCGTCGACATCGCACACAGTGGCCACCGGGCCGCCGCGCCAACTCGCCATGAACTCGCGCTGCAACTTGGTGTACTTCTGCGGCCGAGGGTTGCGCGTCTCGGTCAGGCTCTTGCACTCGACCAGCAGGGTGTGACCCCTGAAGCCAACCACCAGATCCACCGGGAGTTTGATCGGCCAGACGCTGGCGCCCATGGCGCGCATGGCGTCCACGATGGCGCTCTGCGTGGAGTCGACGCGGGCGGCTCGTCTCACCGCACCTCCTCATCCATCGGCCTGGCCTGTCGGCACAGGAGCCAGATGAACGCCACTTGCACGGCAGCGAGGATGAAGGCGCCAATGGCAACGCCGAGCCAGAAGGCGCTCGATGCGGGGATGTCGCTCATGCCGGCACCCCCTTGCCTTCGCCCTGGCGCCAGCGGTCCCACAGCAGGATGTACTCGATCCTGTCGTAGGTCGGCACCCGCATTCGAAGACGTGCGCGCTTGAGCGTCGTCTCCATCGTCCTCTCGCTCATGCCGACCGCGTGCGCGGCTCGCTTCGAGCCGTAGTGCGTGATGACCAGATCCAGTGCATTCCCCTCGGCCGCAGTCAGTCCCCACGGGTTGCCTTCGGTCGGGCGCCCGTCGGTTGGCATGCGCAGTCGCGGCGGCTTGGGCGGGATCGGCGGCGGGCCCACAGCGATCGTGTCGCGCCATTCGAAAACGCTGCTCATGCGGGGACCTTGATGCTGCTGTTTGCCGGGATGTCGTACGGGTCCACTTGGCTCGTTCGGTCGTTGACGAAACGGAGCGTCTGCGGGTCAAACCACAGTTTCACCCGGCCCTCGAATGCGCCGTTGCGCTGCTTCTCGACGGTCACGGCCGCGTCCGCCTCTGCCGACTTGATGTCGTTCGGGTCACGCTCCATGGCTGCCTGCTTTGGCTTGTTCGCCCAAATCGTCACCACGTTGTGGGCCATGTCGCTGATGGAGCCTGAGCCCTTCAGGTCGTATTTCGTGGGCGGCTTCTCGTCCCCGCCTGACGCTGGCTTGCGACAGTGCGCCACGAGGTGGACATGAAGCCCGGTGTCCTTCGCGACGTTGCACAGATCGGCCGTCATCGCCTTCTGCTCGTCGATGCTTTCCTCGGACTGGCAGACCTTCATCATGGAGTCGATGAAGACCTGGGTGCCCTGCAGTTCCTTGGCGAAGTAGCGCAGGACGGCGAAGCACATCGTCGGCTTCAGGTTGCCGACGTAGTCGAACAGCCACAGCCGATCCTCGGACCACGCCATGAAGTCGGCTTGCCGGCGAGGCGTCGGCCACGGGCTGGCCAGCGCCTGGCGGACCATCCGGGCCAGCGTGGCGGCCGGGTCCATCTCCAGGCTGATGATGAGAACCCGCTGCTCCATGTCGATCAGGTCCAAGGCGACCTGTCCGGTGAACATCGATTTCTTGTGCCCGTTGTACCCGGCCCACACGGTGACTTCGCCCGGCCGGAACTCGAGATCCGATCCGATCTTGGTGGAACGCATGTGGGGGCCGTAGTCCCCGGGACCGCGACGGATGAAGGCTCGGGCCACGTCTTCGCTGTAGGCCGAGGCCTTGCGGACCTTCAGCGCCGACTCGGAGGCGTCCATGTAGGCCCTGAAGTCGATGTCGTCCAGCTCGATCATTCGGGCCATACGAGAACTCCTTTGCTGTCGCGATGCTCGACGGTGTCAAGCTCGCCATTGGCCCGGTCGCGCATCACGGCACCCAGTACACGGCTTGCGCCGGCACGAATGCAGGCATCGAAGGTTTGCCAGACGCGATCGGCCAGGGCTTCGTCGCCGTCGACCACCACCTCCAGGCCGATGACGAACCGAAGGTCCAGGCGATCGATGGACTCGGCCGCACCGATGGCGATGAATGGGCCGGTTCCCTCCAGGGTCGGCCAGTTGTCAGCCAGCCAGGAGCGGTCGTCCTGACCCAGGGTGATGCAGATCCAGCCCGAGGGCTTGCGGCGCTGCATCCGCATGGCGATGAGGGGGGTGTGGCCGCGCATCACCTGGCCCCAGCGAAAACGTCGTCGGCCCGGGCGCTGCTCTCGCGCTCATCCTGCCACCGGCCATCGTTGAGCCACGTTGCCGGGTGCGGGATGTACTGCCCGCCGTCACGCTTCCAACTGTCCCATGCGCTCTGCTCGGAAACCGCCTTGAGAATGACCGCCAGCAACCCCGCCGACACCTTGCGCTTGGCGAAAGCCTTGGCCGCCGCGTCTTTGGCGACCTTCCGGGGGTATGCCGCCCAGAACTCGGCGAAGCCTGGGGGAAACTCGTGGACGGTCCTCCCCTTGGGGGGTAGGGGGGGTATTACTGGTACTGGTGCTTGGTGCTTGGTGTCGAACTCACCTGTGACTTCTTCGTGAGTCACGCGTGACTCTGGTGTGAGTTCTGGTGGAGTCGGTGGCTGATTGCTGCGACGTGCGCGGGCATCCGCTGCGCGTTGGGCGTCACTCATGCGCTTCTTCAGCATCTCTCCCACGCGTTGCACCAGCACGTCGTGATAGAGCCGGTTGTCGTCCGCGAGCCACCAGCAGCGCATCAGCACGGAGCGGTGCTTGGCGAAGACCTTGGCGGGAATGCCGATCTTGGCGACGATGAGGGCGTCATCGTTGGGCAGCGCGCCGCACGGGGTCTGTTCCCACGCCACCATCCACATCATCAGGAGCCAGGGTCGCGCATCAGGCGCGGCGAGCGCCCAGGTGTCCGACTGGCGCACGCGTTCGTGGTCAATCTCCAGGCGCCACCCCTTGGCGCGCGTGTCTGGAGGGTACGGGGCACCAGTCATCAGAGTCCCAGCATGTCCACCAGCCGCCGGCACTCCGCCTCGATCTCGTCAGGCGTGGCGTCGGGGTGGGTGGCCAGAAACTCGGCCTTCAGGCGCTCGTACGCAACCCAGGCCGGCTCGGCGGCGGGGGTCGGTGAGGGGGTGGTCATTTCTCGCCTTTCCATTCAAAAAAGCTGCCATTCGAGTGACCGTCTCCACGCAAGAGACTGGGGCCAGGGCGGTGAATGACGCCGCCTCTTCGCTCCGTCGAGCTAGGCCGGTCCTGGGGAGAAGCGTTACACACGGGAGAAGTTAGGTCAATGCGTGGGAACGCGGAATGCCCTAAACTTTTTGTGTAGACCGAATTGCCTGGCATCGGTCGTGACTTCTGCACGATGTTGCACTGCGGCATGGCGCGTGCCGTGCTTGGGACCTAGGGTTAGGGGTGCGCGGGCGAAGAAAAAGCCGCGCGAGGCGGCTTGGGCTGCCGGCCGGGGTGGCTACTCCAGCTGCCGGATGTCGTCGGCGCAGGCCATGGCGGCGGCCCAGGCTGAGGCGGTCTTGGACACCGTCAGCGCCCGCTCGAAGCAGACGTTGGCGCAGCGCCTGCGCTCGGCAGCGACAGCCTCCTTGACATAGGCGTGGAGTTGTTCGGCGGTGTAGCCGTCCACGCTCAGGAAGCCGCCGCGCGCAACGCTGCGGAAGAACGGTTCAGGCAGGCTCACAGCACCCTCACCTTCGTCTGGCCGATCCAATACTCCATCTCGGCACCCACCTTGGCCTTCTCCACCGCGCCCGATCCAACGGCGTAGACCATGGCCTCACCAACCCGGCGGCGCTCGATCTCCAGCGCCTCGCCGAGGATGGCGGCCGAGCTGCGGCCGTGGCGGCTGAGGTAGTCCCAGATCCGCCAGGCGCGCGAGCCGTACTTGATCCGGGCCTCGCGGGTGGTCGGCCTGGGCGGCGGGGTGCGGTTGACCTTGGGCAGCATGTGGCAGGGGTCCAGCGGGTCGCCGCAGGTGCGCGAGACAAAGCGCGGGGGGAAGTCGATGGAGTAGGTCATGCGGCGACTCCTGCGGGCTTCTCGACGGTGGCTGGAGCGTCCTTTTCGCCCCACAGTGTGGGCATGGGCTTGAGCAGTGTCCAGGCGCTTGAGGGTGGGAATATGAGGATCATTCCATCATCTCCCCGAACAGGTCGTCATTCTCAACCTCGAACGAGTACCCGCCCGCAGCGGCCTGGATGTTCTTCACCGCTTGGCGGTAGTAGCTCGGTTTCAGTTCCGCCCCGATCCCGCGCCGGCCATTCATCACGGCGCCGAACACCTCGGACCCTACGCCCATGAACGGCGTCAGCACCGTCTCGCCCGGGTTGCTTCTGAGGATCACACAGCGCTCGATCACGTCCAGTTGCAGCGGGTGGACGTGCTTCTCGTCCTCGCTGTCGCGCGCCTCCTTGTACGGCAGCACTCGCTGCATCCGCACGTCGTCCCACATGCAATCGGCGTACTGGCGCCAGATCCAGTGCGAGAATCGGTTCTCGGTCTGCTTGCCGGTCCAGCCACGGTAGGGCAGCAAGTCCGCAGGCGGCACCCGCTCGCCGGCATATGACAATAGGCCCACCGGGTGCGCCACGGGGATTTGGTTCTGGCCCGCGCGACGGAACAACAGCAGGTAGTCGGCCGAGGCGATGCCGCAATCGATGGAGTCGGCCACGAGCGAGGCATGCGCCAGGTTCTTCTGCATCGTGCGCAGCCGCACCGCGAGCGGTTCCTTCCAGATGGCATGGCGCCCCGCATACTTCCAGCCCTCCCGCTCATGCAGTCGGATGATGTCGCCGGGGAAATCGATCAGCGTATCGGTGCCCGAGTTGCTGCGTGGCACCTCCATCGCATGCACGCACGACATGCGCCCCGGCAGGGTGATCCGGGCCAGCTCGCGCACGACAAAGGTGTAGTGTTCGAAGAAGGCATCGTAGTCGTCACAATTTGACAGGTCGCGCTCGTTGCTGGAGTAGTGGTACAGCCCGCCGAACGGGGGCGAGTACACCGACAGATGGATGGATTCGGCCGGCAGGCCACGCATCACCTCCATGCAATCACCGTTGTAGAGCGCGAACTTGTCGCCCAGGCACTGGTCAGTCACAGCCACGTCGGAACCTCCATCTGCTTGTGAAAGGTCGTGCCGGTGGCGATGCCTTGGGCAGCGGCCATTTCCGTCACGAGGTTGGAAAACATCTTGTCGGCCTGCGTGGCCTTGCGCTGCAGGTTGCGCAGCACGCCGCGCTCGCCCTCGGTGGTGACGATGTCCACCGTCACCTCGCGCTGCTGCCCGAAGCGCCAGCAGCGGCGCACACCCTGGTAATACTGCTCGAACGAGTGGGAGGGGAAAAAGGTTACATGGTTGCAGTGCTGGAAATTCAGCCCCCACGCGCCGATCTTCGGCTTGGTGACCAGAACCCTAGCGCCACCCTGGGCAAAGGCCAGCATGCGGTCCTCCTTCGTCTCGTCGGAATCCTTGCCGCTGACCTGCACCGCGTCCGGGATCAACTTGTCCAACAGGTCGCCTTCCTCGTTCAGGTGGCACCAGACAAGCGCCGGCTGGCCTGTGCCGTTGACCAGTTCAGCGACCCGCTCGCAGCGCTCCTGCACCGTGCGGCGTCGCTCGTCGCGCTGCTCCTTCAGTCCCACTGCAGGCAACGCGAACAGCATGCCCTCAGCGATCTGGTTCGCTTCGACCAGGTGTTCCACTTCCACCAAGCACGGCAGGATGAACCGCGAGTCATCGAACCCCAGGTCAGACGGCCGGCGCAGCGCTCGAGCCCACGAACACACCCAGCGCCAGAACGGCAGTTCAGCATGCCCTTTGAGGCGCCACTTGATCACCTCGCCGCGCATGCGCCCGGTCGCTGAGTTGTTCAAGTCGTTTTTGAAGAAGCGGTTGAGCATGTCCATGTAGCCCATGTACCCGAGCGCTTCGGCCGACGTGCCCAGCTCGATGAAGTCGTTCGGCGCGGCCGTGGCGGTGGCCAGCAGGCGATAGGCGATCTTGCGCATGAACACCGTGATTTCCTGCCGACGGCTACCATCGAAACTCTTGAGGATCGAGGACTCGTCGCACACGCAGCCGGCAAAATCAGCCGGGTTGAACAGGTGCAGCCGCTCGTAGTTCGTCACCGTGATGCCAGGGTGCGCGGTGCCGTCGTGCGAGCGGGTGACGCGTACGCCGAATTTCTCGGCCTCCATCACGATCTGCGGGGACACCGCCAGCGCTGTCAGGAGAAGCACCTTGCCGCCCGTGTAGCGCACCACGTTCTCGGCCCACACCAGTTCCATCGGCGTCTTGCCCAGGCCGCAGTCCGCCAGGATCGCCGCGCGTCCCTTGCGGATCGCCCACTCGACCAGTGCCGACTGAAAGTCGAACAGGAACGGCGGCATCCACACGGGCGCGAAGCCGGAGTCGGCGCCTCCCTGTAACTTGCCCTGCAGGAACTCGTCATACGTTGTCATTGCTGTCCTCTTAGTTGGGTTCGCCGGGCCGGTGGCGTTTCACTTTCCACAGATGGCGCCCTATCAGGAATGGCCCGGCGAATTCGGTTGTTACTTGAACCACTGCGGGAAGCGCTGGATCATCACCATCAGTTTGCCCGCTGGGATGTGCTCGTCCTTCACCCACTGCACGACGGCCTGACGGGTCACCCCCATCACTTCGGCGAGTTTGTCCTGGGTGCCGCCGGCCAACTCGATGGCTCGCGTGGGTGTCATGCCACTGACGGCGGCGGATGAAATGTCGGGTCGGCGCTTGTTCATGTGACGCAGTCTAGACGAAAGCGCGGGTGACTGCAAGAAATCCTTGCGCTCCGGTTTCGGAAGGTCTACAGTACATCCATCGAACACACCGGAGGCCCTGATGAACACCGACACCACCGAAGCCCTGCGCGCAATCCGCGCCCTGCACTGCGACCCGGATGCAGTTGCAACGCTGCTCTCGGCGATCGAGACGCAGTACGGGCAGTGGCTGCAGGACCAAGACCTGATCGGCCAGGACCGCACCGGCTACGGCACGCTTCTCGACGCTTACGAGCAGATCAGCGACATGGCCGACTGGCACTCGGGCGCGGTTCGCGCTGCGGCGAGGCATCCGCTGTCGTCGATCGAGCGGGCTGTGCTGGGAGAGCGGGCATGAGCACAACCCAACTGCCTCAACCGGCGCCCGTCGCCGCGATTGACATCCCGGCCGAGATCGAAGCCGGCACCGCGCTGATCCGCGCACTGCCCGGGGTGAAGGACTTCGCCCTGATAGGCAGCGCCGCCTACTTGCCGGACGCGAACGATGTTGACTTCGCAGTCCTCATCGACGCCGCCGATGGTGCTGCCGATGCCATCAACTACACGGGGCAGATGCAAAACGACGGCTGGGGAAACTGCGGCGAGTATGACGGCGTCGGTGGGATTTGGGCCGCAGTGCGGCGCGAGAACCTGAACCTGATGGTGACGCACGATCAGCAGTTCTTCGACGACTACAAGCGCGCGATGGAGGTCTGCAAGGCCCTCCGCCTTCGGCACAAAGAGGACCGCGTCGCGGTCTGCCAGATTGTCCGAGATCGGAAGCCGGCGGACGAGGTGTATTCGCATGCACGCCTCTACGGCGCTGACCGTTCTCCTGCCGCCGAGTTGCTGCAGGCGCTGGCCGGGTTGCTGAAGCAAGCCGAGCGCTGCTTCGCGCTCACGGTCAGCGAGGAAAACCAGAAGGTCGCCGCAATGGATGTCGCCCGCGCCGCGATCCTAAAGGCCACTGGAGCCGCCTCGTGATCGCCCGCGCCGCCTTCTTCGCTGGCTCTGTGGCGACTGACTTGGCAACCCTGGCGCACTACTCGGGCGTCTGGATGAGCTGGGTGGAGTACCGGGTGACCGTCAACACGCCGAAGGAGCAGCAGTGAGCCGCCGCAACTTCTGGAACCTGCTGACGGCCGCCATCGCGATCCTCGGCGCCCTGCTGCTGTGCAACTACCCGGTGTGCGAGGGCGATTCGTCCCTGTGCGCCATCAAGTCGGAGGCAACGTGAACTTCGCATCGCCCCATTACGACCGCCAGTCGCTCATCGAATCCGACCTGGACCGCCGCGAGGCCGAGCGCGTGTTTCGCCGCGACTTGCTCCGCGCCGAGACCGCCATCAAGGAGGGCGCCCGCCGCCGCCGGCAGGAGATGGTCGCCGTCACCGGCCGCACGTCCCTGCACCTCGTGCACGACGCCGAGGTGATCCGCCAGCACGCCGAGCACACCGAGCACTGCGGGTGGTGCAACCCGATCGTGTGCTCCGAGGCGTACCCGCGCTGCCTGTCTGAAATGGGCTGCACCACTGGCGGGGCGCCGACTGTGCCGACCAGGCGCAACCGCAGGCCTGCGCGGAGATCGCGCACGGCGAAGGTCTGGCGCGCCCTGGTGGCGTGGCTGCTGAGCCCGCGGGCTTGGTGATTCAACTTCAACCGGGAGCAATGATGCAAGCGAATACGCTGGAGGCGCAAAGCGTCTCGATTCTCGAACTGGAACCGAAGGCAGCGAGCCTGCCCGCCGTCCAGCAGACCAACGTGGTCACGCCCTCCGACCTGCTGCGCGTCGCAATCGAGCGCGGCGACGGCGATCTCGACCGCCTGGAGCGCCTCATGGCGATGCAGGAGCGGCACCTGGAGATGCAGGAGCGCGAGCGCCAACGCGGGTCGGAGCTGGCCTTCGCCCGCGACTTCGCCGCCTTCAAGGGCGAGAACGTCATCATCCCGCGCACCAAGGCCGTGAACCGCGGCCGGGGCGGCTCGTTCATGCAAGCCGAGTTCGAGACCGTGTGCCGGCTGCTGGCGCCGGCCCTGGCCAAGCACGGCTTCGGCTTCCGCCATGACATGCGGTTCAGCACCAAGGAATGGCCGACGCCCGACAACCCGAACGCCGTCACCGGCTGGGTGTGGGTGACCTGCTTCCTTGAGCACCGCGAAGGCTTCTCCAAGACGCTGGAGCTTGAGGGTCCGCCGGACGACCAGAGTGTCAACAGCCCGGTGCAGAACATGCAGTCGACGGCGAGCTACCTCAAGCGCCAGTCGCTGCTCGCCATCACTGGCACGTCGACCAGCGGCGAAGACGACGAGTCGCGGGCCGCTAAGGGTGGTCACGATGCCGAGCGCGGCGAGTTCGATGACCTGCTCACCGCCGGGCAGACCGCCGCAATCGAGGGCACGAAGGCGCTTACCGCGTGGTGGGCCACGCTCGACGGCAAGCAGCGCAACCTCATGAACAAGGAGTTCGGCAAGCTCAAGCGCGACGCCGCGGCGAGCGATCAGCCCGTCGATCACACCCGGGAGGCGCGCGATGCCGGCTGAACTCGTGATTCGCTGCAGCAGCATCGGCCGCCTCATGGCGAAGCCCGAGAACGCTGACCTTGACCCGGCCTACGTCACGCCGGAGCTCCAGGCCATCATCGCTAAGACGAAGCGCACCGACGGCGAGAAGGCGCTACTAGAGCATGCCCGGCGCTGCAGCCTGTCGGCCGGCGGCAAGACGCATGTGCGCGAGCTGCTGCGTGAGGACATCTACGGCTTCACGCCTTCGGAGATCCACACGCGGCCGATCCAGAAGGGCATCGCCGTCGAGGCGCAGTGCATCGAAATGCTGGCCCGCCTGACTGGCCGGCCGCTGGCGAAGAACACCGAGCGGCGCACCGACGGCTTCATCAGCGGCGAGTGCGACATCTTCGATGCACCCGTGCGGCGAGGCCGGGACATCAAAGCGCCCTACTCCATGGAGACGATGCCTATCGCCCTGGCCGACTGCTATGACAGCGGCTACGAATGGCAGATGCGCGGCTACATGATGCTGTGGGACGCCGAAGCCTGGAGCGTCGACTACGTGCTGGTCAGCACTCCCGACGAGTTCATCGGGCTGGAGCCGCCGGACCTGCATTTCGTCGACCACATCCCCGAACACCTCCGGTGGACAACTTGGGAGATTCAGCGCAACTACGCGGCCGAGGCGCTGATTGCCGACAAGGTCGACGCGGCGCGGCGCTACTACCGGCAGGTTCTGAACGAGTTCGACCGGACCCACTGCCTGCCGCTTGATGAGAAGAAGGCTGCGTGATGAAACGCACCGGCTTTGCCCGCCCGGTCTATGCCCGCGCCACGGTCCCGCTGACCCCGCTGGATGGCTGCAGGGGGCGGTATGCGGAGGTGGGTGGTGGGGTAGTGGCTGCGCCGAAGACGAAGGCGCACCGAGGCCAGCGTATCCGTGACTCGGCGCGCGGCGAGCTGTGCCTGATGCGCCTGCCCGGCTGCCCAGGCGGCACCGAGCGAACGATCTGGAGCCACTACCGGGGCAGCGCTGGCGGCAAGGGCATGGCGCTGAAGAGCCACGACATCGCGGGCTGCTACGCCTGTACTTGGTGTGATGCCGCATACGACGGCGGCATCTTTCGCCCGGTTGGCATGACGAAGGCTGACGTGGATCTTGCCTGGCACGAAGCGCATATCAGGTCGCTCGGCCGGCTGCACGAGAAAGGATTGCTGTGAACGCCATCGAAGCATCCAGCGTGAATGTGCGCACCCTGGTCGACGGCACCCTGCGCCTGACCGTGGACATCGAGCCCCGCCACGCCATCGCCGCCTTCACGCTGTTCGGGTCGCCCGGCACCGCCCTGGCCCTGGCCGCGCTGCGCACGAAGGCCGAGAAGCCGGATAAGCCCAAGGGGCCGCCGCTGCACTCGCAGTGGCTGGCCATGCGCTGCGAGGAACGGGAGTTCCAGGCATGGATGGCTGTGAACTGGCCCGACCAACGCGAGCGCAGCACCAATACGCCAGGGCTTGTGCGTCTCGTGCTGGGCGTGCTGTCGCGCGCTGAGATCGATACCGACCCCGTAGCCTTCGAGCGCTTCGAACGGCTGATCCGCAAACCCTGGGCCGAGCACAACAAGGCAACGGCCTAACCACAGAGGAGCCATCATGGAATCGCAAACCACCGTCATCGAAGTCAACGGCGTCAAGTTGGAGGTCGACCTTCGCAACGCGAAGCGCATCGATACGCTGAAGATCGGCAGCCGCGTGAAGTGCCTGGAAAAGGGCTACAGCGGCATGAAGACCCAGCCCGGTGTGGTGGTCGGGTTCGAGCCATTCCCCAGCCTGCCGACCATCGTGGTCGCCTATCTGGACATCGGCTACGCGGCTGCCGGATTGAAGTTCAAGAGTTTCAACGCCGAGACCAAGGATTTCGAGGTGGTCGCCGACCTGGACAACAACGCCTTGGAGATCGACCGCGACGAGGCCAACGCCTTCTTTGACCGCGAGACCGCGAAGAAGGAAGGCGAGTTGCGCGAGATCCGCGAGAAGCGCGCCTTCTTCAACGAGCACTTCGGCCGCTACTTCACGCACGCCGAGCCGGCCTAACGATTTTCAGGCGCCCGTGGACAACGCAGCTATCTCCTCCTCCCTTGGCTGCGGCAAACCTTCCCACCGTGCCGGTCAGTACGACGGCGGCGCCATTTCTTCCTTAACCGCTCAAAGGAGCATGACATGAACGACGGACCTTGCGCAGAAATGCCCCTGCCCCGCTACCGCTGCCACAAAGAGGTATGGGCACTCAAGATCAAGTCGATCGAGCGCGACGCCGTGACGAAGCTGGCCTTTGAAGATCCGGGATATGCGGCCCTGCTGGTCAGTTACGACTGGGATCAGAAGCACAAGCCAGAGGCCGGCGGCTACTACGTGGTCTATGCCGATGGCTACGCCAGCTACAGCCCGGCCAAGGCCTTCGAAGACGGCTACACGCGGATCTGACCCCCACCGGAGCCACCATGACCACCCTGCGAGAAGCTGCAGAGAAGGCGCTGGAAGCGTGGCAGACGGCCTGCTACGGACAGCTCGCCCATCACAAGGCAATGTTGCTGGCGATGACCGACATGAATGCCGCCCTCGGCGCCCTCGCCGTCCAGCCGCAAGCCGAGCGGGAGGGGCCGAGCATCGAAGACTTGACGGCGGGCCTGCAGTTCTACGCCAAGCGCTTCCACTTCGACATGAGCGACGACTCCGCGTGGGACACCGTCAGCGGCGAGCCGCAGAACTTCTGGTGCGATGAGGCCGGCACCGCGACTGTCGAGGATGGCTCAGTCGCCAGAGCGGTACTGGCCGGCGGGCTCACTGCCGCGCAACTGTCATCCGACGACGAAGACAGCGTCGAGTGGCAAGAGTCTGCCGCACCCGCACCGGCCCATGAGGCGGATGCAGGGGAGGCGCGAGATGCGGCGCGGTATCGCTATCTGCGCGGCGGGAAGGCCCGCACCGGAGGAAGCCCGCGCGCCGGACGCATCGAGGTCTTCCGGTGGGATGACCGCATGGAGGGCACGCAGCTCAAAGGCGAAGCGCTCGACGCCGCCATCGACGCCGCCCTATCCCAGCCAGCCCCGAAGGAGCCGCAGTGAGCACGATTACCCCGGGTCAATTTGAACTCTGGTTCTTCCGCGACCTTAGTGAGGGTCAGCGGTTGGCGCTGTTCACCCTCGCCGGGCTGCCGGCAGATGAGATTACTTCGCATGAGGTCGAGCGACAGTGTTTGCGCCACATTGTCGCCGCTTACCGCGTACTCCCCGCCGCCCCGGCCCAGGCGCCAGACGAATGCATGCGTAGCCATCCGCACGAGAACATGGACGCGGCTTGCGCGCTGAAGACAGAGCAGGCGCGACTCGACAACGCAGCGGCCCAGGCGCCAGCAGCGGAGCGGGAGTGCATCGCCGGAGCAGTGGCTCGAGGCTGGTGCCACGCGCAGAACGCCTACAAGGTGATGGATGTCGACCTAGCGATGGCCATCGTTGACGAGGTGATGGCCCTTGCCGCCACCACCGCGCCTCAAGCGGTGCCGGCCGAGAGCCACGCAGAGTCGGTGCAGAGACTTCGGGCCGAATGCGACGCGGTTGCGGAGTTGAACCACGCCCAGTGGTTGGCTTTGGAAAACGTTCGCCTACTGGCCGCCCGGAATCGCAAGGAGGAATGGGCTCAGCACATGCTCAGATTTTGCGCTGAGGCTGGCGTTAAATCCGTCGCAATTCATCGGCGCGCGTCTGACGTTGCCCAGGCCGCCTCGTCTGCGCCGGCCGAGCAGGGGGAGGCACCATGATCGCCGGCCAACGCGCCCAGGCTTGCGATGGCGGCAAGTGCCACCCCATCACCATCATGGCCGAGCCACAGATGGCCGCCGATGGCTCGTGGTGCGTGCTGGTCATGTTCGACAGCAGGCCGGGCTATCTGTCGTCGCTTCAGCTTCCATTCCTGCGGTTGAAAGACCCGGACGCCGCACCCCCAGCAGCGCAGCCAGCCGAGCCGGTGGCGTGCAAGTTGGTGCCGGTGGAGCCGACCGAGGCAATGATCGATGCCTACTGGCGCAGCGTCGAGACGTACGAGCCGCCCAAGGCCTACGATTACGCGCACAAGGCAAAGCATCGGTGGGACGCAATGCTCGCCGCCGCCCCGCACCCATCGCAGCCAGCCGAGCCGCAGCGGGTGGAGACCAAGCCGCTGTCGGAGTGGGCGACGCAGGAACTGCAGCGCGAGGCCAACCGGCTGCAGCAGGCCCTCATCCTGCGTGTCTGCGGCGACCCCACTAAGGGCGTCGGGCTCGGCATCCCTGCCCCTACTGGCAGCGCGTCGGAGGTGGGGTGATGGCTACCTTCGCGCTCGAATCACTTGTCCGCCGGGCCGCGAGCGAACTTGGCTCCGAGGCTTGCGCTGACGGTAGGCACCAATGGGTCTCCGTGGGTGGCCGCTCTTGCCCGAAGGAACTCGACACCTGCTGCAGCCAAGCGGTCTATGAGTGCCGGACCTGCGGCGATACCGACTACGGCGAACGAGGCGGGCCTGGACATCGAGACTGCTTCACCGACTGCCAACGCACCGCTGACCCCACCTAACGCGCATTGCGCAGGAGACTGAGATGCAAGACCGTGAACTGCTGGAGTTGGCCGCGAAGGCTGCAACTATGGATGTCGAACCGCTCGCCGGAAGTCTTGCCATCCTTTGGCATATGACTGCACCGGACGAAGGTCAGGCCTGGAACCCGCTCGCCGATGATGGGGATGCGCTGCGTCTGGCGGGAAGGCTGCGGCTGTCGATCATGCGCACACATGGGCGCCACGAGGTGCAGGTCTCGGCCGACGACGGCGGCGGCGGCGGCGGCGGCGAATATTGCGCAGCCTTCGCGCTTGAGCCTGACGGCGACGACCCCTACGCAGCAACCCGCCGCGCCATCGTACGAGCAGCCGCTGAACTCGGAAAGGCCTGACACCATGCCCACACCACCGAATGCAGAGCAGGCGAGGCAGGCGATGACGCTTGAGCAAGCGCGCGAGATTCTGCGGACGCAGGACGACTCCGACATCGGCAAGGCGCTTCAGGCCTGTGCTGTCGTGGCGCGCTTCTACGGCATCGCGCACCCGCGCTTGCTGGAGGCTGCCACGTCGCTGGAGCAAGTGGCCGAGTCGCTCGACGCCTCCCGCACCCCACAGCCAGGGCAGGAGGGGTGATGGCCAAGCGCTTCCGCTGGACCCGCAAGACGTATCGGCAGGCGCACCACCTGTCGCGGCTGCTGAATCGGTTCGAGTTCCCGGATGACCAGCCGGCCATCGTCGCCAAGTACTTCGAACTTTGGAACCGCTATTGGCAGGACCACGGGCGCGACCCGCTGAATGAACCGATATTCCTTCGGCTTGAGCGGTTCAAGGGCGATGAAATCCCATTCTGAAGGACTTCCCATGACCACCCAAGCAGACGAGTTGATGAAGCTGGCCGATGACTACGCCGTCGAGGTCGGAGACTACGTTGACGACCGGCAGGTAGGCATCACGCCGGAGAAGGCCGCCAAGTACGGCTCAACTGGCCGCGCCGCCCTGCGCTCAGCCATCGAAGAGGCGCTGGGGCAGGCTCGGCAGGAAGGCGTGGCCGCCTGCGTGACCGCGTGCGATGCGCAACTGGCGGTCTATGACGTCAAGATGGCGGAGGCTCTTGCGAAAGGCTGGGGGACCAAGGCCGATCGGACCGAGAACTATCGTGAGGCCGTGGAGAACATCAAAGCGACCCTCGCACCTTTCGCCGCACCACCCGCAGATGCATTGCAGCAGATGGAGGGGGAGCGGTGAGAATCGTCACCACGCGCGCCGAGCGCCGCGAACTGGAGCGGCAGAACGCCAAGGAGCCGCGCGAGTTGCGACTGGTCCCGCGTTCCGAGTGGCCGCTAGAGAACCAAGACGGGCCGATTCTGCGAAGATTCTTGGCGTGCCGCTCGGTGTAGTCGGCCATCAGTTCGACCAGCGGCGGGTCGCCTGGGATGGATGGCGCTCGAGCGACTCCGGTCGCGTGGAGCGATCGGACTAGCTCTGCCTCGAGCCGCTTGGCATCGCTCGCACCCGCACCGACCGGAAGGCGTCGGTGAAGGCGGCGGCGACCGACGCAGGCCTCTGCGTGCCAACGGCCGTCGCTGTCTTTTCTGATTGGCATGCGCCCCGCTCCTGGGTCCACTGGATCACGGCCGGCAGTTCGAACCGGCGGCGGCTGCCGACAAGCATACTCGGGCAGCCCTCGAGCACCATGCGGGCGACCGTGCGCTCGCTCACGCGCAGATGGGCGGCGAGCTCGGCAGGGGTTAGGAGTAGCACGGTCATTCCACCTGGAAGGTGTTGCTCTTGCGGACGTTCTGTTCCATCGGGATGATGGATAGATTCGTTTCGACGTGAAGCCCGCTGACCAGTTCGCCGAAGATCGGTATCTCGTGGTCGACGTGATACTGGATGCCGGTTTCCCGCGTCAGGCGCTTGGCCTCGGCGTAGACGGCATCGATAGCCGCCTGGTCGGCCCACGGCGCCGGAGTCATCCGGCTGGCGCGATCCCTGGTGACGCCGGGGGTGATTTCTGGCCCTGCCGCCCACCGTCTGACAGCATCGGCGTCCCATTGGCGGATCCGCCGGCTGACCTTCACGACAGGCGCCGGGAAGCCCGGCTGAGTCACGACATTGCTGCTCGCGTGCTTGGGCTTGACGCCCAGGTACTCGGCGATCTTGGCGACCGACCAGCGCTCTGCGGTTTCGGTGTGGGTCATGGGTGCGGTGATCACGGCTGCTGCGCTCCCTGCGAAACGTGGAACCTCTTCCGCCACGCGAACGACACCGGGGAAGCCATCACCCACAAGTGCCGCAGGTTCGCCACGTTGACCACGTCGCTGTCGATTGGGTACAGCTCAAGCGCGTCGTGCTGGCCGTAGCCGCATTGGGCCTTGATGCTCTGCAACTCGTCCCAGGTGATGCCGTCGACCCACCGGCCGACCTTCGGGTCAAGCGTCGTGCGCAGGACGGACAGGCGCACCAGAACCGGCGCGGCCTCGGCGTACTCCTGCACGAGGAAATCACGCGATCGCCAGACCCGCAGACACGGACACCGCGCAGTACCACGGGTACCGCATCGGCCGCTGGCTCGAGGGCCGGCGCGCTTCGGAAACTCGAGAAGTGGCCGCCGCGATCGTTCAAGACCTGACCGGGGTCTATGCCCCAGCCACCATCAATCGCAGCCTTGGCGCCCTGAAAAAGGCCCTGCGCATGGCCTGGGAGCGCGGCCGGGTGCCGGTCGACTACAGCGGCCTGGTCAAGCGCCTGCCCGAGAACAACCAGAAGACCCAGGTTCTGACCATCGAGCAGGCGCGCCTGCTGGCCGATTGCTCGAGCGAGCCGGTGCGTGCGGCCATCTGGATCGGCCTGCTGACCGGCTGCCGGCGCGGCGAGGTCTGCAAGATCAAGCTCGAGGACATTGGCGCCGACGTGCTGCGGATCGAAGCCGGCAACACCAAGACCCTGCGGTACCGGGAGGTGCCGATCGTGCCGGCGCTGCGGCCGTGGCTCGAGCATCTGCCGCTGCCGATCACGTTCGAAGGGGTCAAGTCGGGAATTCGAAGGGCTCGAGTCAAGGCCGGGCTGCCGGGGATCGGGTTCCACATCCTGCGCCACTCGTGCGCAACGATCCTGCTGGCGCCGCCGATCAATGCCCCGCTGCACGTCGTGCGGGAGATCCTCGGGCACTCGAGCATCAGGACGACCGAGCGCTACGCCCATGTGCTGAGCGCGCCGCAAAGGACAGCCCTCGAGGGGCTCGGCGCTGCCGTAGATTCCACCGGGGTTTACACCGGAGCCCCCGATGAGGGGGATGATCTGAGGCTAAGTGCTTGATTTACTTGGTGGGCGGTGCAGGGTTCGAACCTGCGACCCCTGCCGTGTGAACCCAAGTGTCTGCCATTTCGTGGTGCCGACTTACCTCGTGGCGAGCAGCCAATGGCAGCGCTTGGAGGGCTCTGTCTGGCAGAGATTTACACCAATTTCTTCACACGGTGTACTGCTGACGTAAACTTGTGGGATGAATGAGCGGCACGGCCTTATCAAGCACCCGACTTACACGTCATGGCGCGGCATGCGCCAACGATGCACCAATCCGAAGGATTCGCATTGGGCTGACTATGGCGGGCGCGGCATCCGCATCTGCCCGGAGTGGGCCTCTTTCCGCGCTTTCCACGAATGGGCAATCGCCAGCGGGTGGGCTCTAGGCCTGACGCTCGATAGATACCCCGACGTCAACGGGAACTACGAACCTTCCAATTGCCGGTGGGCAACGGCGCAGGAGCAGGGCCGCAACAAGCGCCCAAGGCTGTCGGTCGAAGTTGACGGACTGACTCTCAGCGTGAGGCAGTGGTCGGCGCTAACGGGGATTTTTATAACGACCTTGTACAAGCGCTATCACGCCGGTATCCGCGGCAAGGAGTTCATCGCACCACCAGTCAACCCAGCTACACCGAAGGGTGTACCAACCGCCCCTCACCAGCAGACCGCCACCACAGCCCGCCCCGGCTCGGACTTCGCCGCCCGCACGATCCCCCAGCCATAGGACCCATCGGTGTGCAGGATGGAGACCGCGACGCCGTCGAAGTCAGCCGGCGAGGCGTCGACCTGGTCGGGCACGAAGAACTCGGTCTTGCCGCCGCGGGGCTGGTGGCCACGGCACCGGCCTTCGTAGGTGAACGGGACTTCCGAGTGACGGGTCGAGGTGCGCGGCCTGCGGCGGCTTTTCAGCTGGCGCTCGGCGGAGATCACCTGAACCTGGAGCTCGGCGACGAGAAGCTCGGTGTACCGCTTCAGCCACGGCAGATAGGGGTCGCCGCGCTGGCTGCCGATGAGCGACTGCCGGAGCAGCACTTCGATGACCGTCTCGGACGGGGCGCGCAGGGTGGCGGCCATCAGTGATCCAGCCGGCCGCCGTCCTGCGCCACGTCGCCGCCCTGGCAGCGCTCTAGGGCCGCTCGGAGCTCGTCGGCCCTTGCAGCGAGCCCGACAAGAAACGCTGCATCTGGTCTTGAAAGCTGTCGCCCAGTGGCGCCCGAACAGGCTTCTGCTGCGCCACCGGAGGCGGGCACAGCGGGACGCTCGGCGCGGTCGCGCAGGCTTGCAAAAGCAGCGTCACGCTGGCTGCCAACAGTGCGAATCCTCTGCTCATACGTCTCCTGCCTTTCGTGTTCCTGCGTGCGCATCTGCTCTAGCATCTCGGCGTAGTCGCGCAGCCTGGTTTCGTAGTCGCCCTTCTGGCGCAGGGCCTGCGCGTCCCAGTCGGCTTTGAGTTCGGCGTAGCCGCGGTGATGGCCGTAGCCGTAGCCACCGCCGACCAGGGCGCCCACGCAGAACAGCCAGCCGATCCAGCGCCAGGCGGCCAGGGCCTTGGAGCCCATGAAGAAGCCGAACAGGCGGGCGGCGATGGTGGTGGCGAGGATCATGCGTTTGCCTCCTGCCAAGCCTCTGTCACGGCTGCCCAGCGCGCCGCGTGCTTGATGTGGGCGCTGCGCGGGTCGTTGGGGTCGGCAAGGTGGCGCATGCTCCCTGGCCCGTCTTCGAACCTGGTCACGGCAGTCCAGATGAAGGAATCGACCTCCTCTTCGCACAGCCGCCGGATGGCCCTGGCCAGGAAGGCGCCGTCCGGGTCATGCGCCGGATTGCTCCAGACCTGATTCGCAACGACACCGACGCCCCAGCGATCACGGGCGGCGAGCACCTTGCCGAGCCGGTCCTCGAACAGCGGCGGACTGCAGACCAGATCGTCCTGGAAGTTGAAGGTGAGATCGATGTGCCCGGCGAAGCGGCTCGCGGCCCACTCCGGCCGGTAGGCCTTGTCGATGTCGTTGGCGGCGTAGCCGCGCGCGCCGAGGGCGAAGCGCTGATCTGGAACGGCGCCTAGCACCGCGTCCATCGTCTCCTCATAGGAAGCCCAGAGAGTGGACGGCGTGCAGGTGCCGGCGGGCTCGGAGATCGGCTCCAACCGCTTCGGCCGGATGACCCTGGCAAGGTGCCGCGTCAGGTGCAGGAACTGCCTGCGGCGCTTGCGACCTTCCGGGGTCCAGAGGTCCATGCCGCCGTTGAAGCCCTGCAACTGGTTGGAGTCCATGGCCAGTTGCACGTCGCCGCCGAGGGCACGGCAGGCCTCGGCCTGGGCGACGAGCATCTGCTCGTACTCGGGCCGCAGGCGGTGCGGCTGGTCTTCTGCGAAGCTGTCGACCTGGAAATTCGTGCCGTAGCCGGGCGGCGGCTCCGCGCCGAGCCAGCGGCAGAGGATGCGCACGTCGGGGGCGCCAACCGCGGCCGCCTCGGAGATGTCATCGCGCGTCCACAGTTCACCAAGGCCGAGGTTCTGGCCGAGGATCATGACCACTCTCCCGTGCGCATCTGGTCGGCCATGCGCTTGGCACGGGCTGGCGTCTGCTTGTCCCAGGTGGAATCCAGCATCTCGGCCGCCGCGCTTTCCCAGGCGCCGACCGACATCGCAGCCAGCGCGCGCCGGAACTTGAGCACGCGCTTGGCTCCCATCTGGAACATCATCCCGATGAGCACGGCCTGCCGGGCGGCGTCGAGGTGCTGGAACCAGGGGGCGAAACGCGTCGTGCACTCGACGGTGGCCACGGCGATGTCGGCGTCGAGAGCTTGGCTGATCTTGTCGTCGCTCCAGTACAGGCCGGGGTAAACCTCCGGGCCCGTGTGGCCCACGCCGATCGTGTAGGGGGCGCCATTCGTGAGCGGATCCGGATAGGCCTTGTTCCGCCAACCCTCCTCGCTGATGAGCATGTAGCGGACGGACTTTTCCATCGGCGGCCTTTCAGGGGTTTCCAACATAGCCGCGCACCAAGCGCAGCAGCTTGTCGCACCAGATTTCGAGCGACGTGATTTCGGCTCGCGTCATCGACCGCCGCGCGTGACCGCAGTCGTCGCGGACCTCGTATTGACCGACCTCGGGCGTGTACCAAAGGTCGAGGAAGACCGCGAGCAGCTTCGGTGGACTGGACAGTTGGACCTTCACCTCCTCCACCTTCGCCCAACCGGTCTTTCGGAGACCGTCCCATTGCACGCGGCGGTGGTAGAGGTCATCAGACATGGCTAGTCCCCAGCCCATGGATGAGTGATGATTGCCGGCGGTGGCGGCGACTTGCCCGGCACGCCGTCACGCCACCGTGGCGATCCGAGCGCCAGGAAGATGACGAGGCCGGCACCGAGGCTGACGCCAGCCCATTCCTCCGGCACCACGACCGAGAAGATGGCGCCGGCCGCGAGCAGGCAGTGCTGACCGCGAATGACCCACCAAGTGCTGTGGTCCATGTAGCGGAGCCGGCAGATCACGGCATAGGCGATGCAGGCCGCGATGACCACGAGAAAGAGGGCGGGGGAGAAAATTTCGGAAAGCGTCATCATTGCTGGGACCTCCGATCGATAACAGCACGCAAGACCCCCCCGAGCCACAAACCTACGCGCGGCCAGCGATGACCGACCCAGCCGATACCGATGGCGCATGGGCTCATCAGAACCTGCGCGTTATCGAGGTGCATCCACAGCGCTGCGACGTTGGCCGCTGAGCCGGCGAGAATCCAGCCGACGGCCGCGAAGCTCATGACGTAGCCGAAGGCCTCCAGCCGCGTGGACTGGCGCCAATCGGCAAGGCCGAAATAGGCCCCGGCCATCGCGCCGGCACCGATCACCAGTTGCGGCGCAACGAGGTTGGCCATCTCGACACCGATGACCAGCGCCAGCAGCTTGGCGACGAAGAGAATTGTTGGGTCGTTCACGCGCGCCTCCAGTACGCAAGAGCCACGCAAGCCATCAAGGCCGACAGCAGCACCATCCAGGTGGAAAACTCGCGACTGCAGCTCCAAGCGTGGCTATCCCAGCGCACGGCGAACCAAGCGAGCGAACAAAGGGTTGTGGTCGATCCCATCACCGCAGCGGACAGGCAGGCGGCGGACACGAATCGGTTCCGACTGCCACGCGCCGCGGTGATGGCCAGGGCGACGAGCGGCAGCCATTGCGTCAGCGCTCGCCAGTTGCCCTGCAACTCGTAAGGCAGCAACTGCCATGAGAGGTCATGGACGGCCGCTGCCAGCACGATGAAGGCCGCCAGGCCGTTCACTTCTGCGGCGGTGGCGCGGGAGGCGGCCCGCCATCGATGTGCACCGGCGGCCACACCAGCGGCGCCGGTGGAGGTCCGGGCGGCGGGCCGCCTGTTGGGGTCGGTGGGTCGATCTTGTCAGCGAGCCAGCGCAGGATGGTGGCGAGTGCTTCTCTCATGGATCTTTCCTTTCGAGGGTTACATGCAAACCATGACTTGAGCGCGCCCAGTGATCTCGGCCGCATTCGGCCGCAGCACCTCGACGGCGATCTGCGACATCAGCAGCACCACGCCAGGGTTAGGCCGCAGCACCTCGACGGCGATCTGAGAGGCGTACAGGCTGACGGACGTGTCAGTGCGCAGCACCTCGACGGCGCTTTGGCTGCTTTGGAGGACAGTCACGCGGCCACCTTGACGCCAAATTCAGCGGCATTGACGCTGGTCTGCGTCCATGCCGCGGCGGCGGAATCGGCCTCGTAAATGCTGTTGTAGACGAGCTGCGATGTACTCAGCGCTTGAGTCGACCCGGCCACATTGCTTCCAGATGAGCGCGCCACGACAGCGACCGAGCGTGAGCCGGCGTCATCCTTCAGCGCGGCTGAATTGACCTGCACTCCGTAGACTGTCGAGGTCACCAACGTCGTCAGGTCGGGGTAGGTATAGAGGTCGATGTCACCCGAGTTGGAGCTGCTGACATAGTCCGTGGTGTTCGGATCAACCTCGTCGACCAGACTCCAGTGAGCGCTACCAGTGCTTGGCGTGAAATTGCTGGTCGTTCCGTCTCCGGTCGGGAGCAGCGTGTCCACGCGACAATCGCCGAGGAAGTCGTTGTTCGTGGAGCCGGACTGGTCGCACACATACAGGTCGTCGAAGAGTTCGGTGGCGACATTCGTCCCGGACGCGCAGCCAAGGCGAACTTGATTGGCCGAAGCGTTCGCCGTGTTCTTCAAATCTTGACCGGTCGTGACCGTGATGGCGTCGACGCCGCTGATCCTCACTTTGCAACTGTTCGCGCCGATCGAGTCGGCGATGGTGACCTTCCACTCAAGGTAGTAGTACGCCCCGGCAGATAACGCAGTCACCGATGTTCCGCCAGTGACCGCGCTCCCGTTCCGCGTCACAGACAGCGTGCCGTCGGCGTTTATCCGCAACTCGCACTGCAACGTCCCAGCGTCCAGGAGCGCGCAAATTGAGGCGCTACCCGTGACCGATCCCGTGTACTGGAATGCAAAGCCGATGACCCATGAGGCGGTTGCGGCGAGCGTTTTGGTAACGACGCCGCTGCTGCTACTTGCGGTTGCCAGATTGCCACTGCTCCGGCGCCCGGAGGAACCGATCGTTGCGGACGCGCCTGCCGTCGTCCATTTCTTGGCGATGTTGGCGGTGGCGTAATGGTCGAAGCCATCGACGAATAGCAACATGGTTCGGAGCCCTTATGAGCGAACGAAATAGATCGACGCAGCGAAGTTCGCCAGCGTCGCGTCAGGCGAGGCGGGCGCCCAGAAGGTGAGGTAGTCGGTGCCGCCGGTCAGCGTGAAGCCAGAGGCCGCAATGAACGTCGGCACCGTGCCGGCGGCGGCCCATCGAATCGTCCCGACGCTGGTGCCGTTGGCCGACGTGGTCGCGTTCTTGCGGACGTCGATGTCGGTCTGTGCCGTTGCCGCAGTCAAGGCCTTGCCCGATGACCCGGCGAGCGCAGCAGCAGCGGTGAGCGTCGTGATGCCAGCCGGCGCAGGGAAGATGCCGAGCAATTGGCTGGCAGTGGGCACACCGGGGAAGAACGGGATGACGACGGTCGGCTGGTCGGACCACGCGGGATTCGCGCCTGCCCCGCCAGTTCTCAACTCCTGGCCCGCGGTGCCAGCCCCTAGGCGAGTCCAGCCCGTGGCGTCTCGGATGAGGATATCGCCCTGCGCCGAGCTGGCGATGAAGTTGAGCACCTCGGCGACGGTGCATTCCTCGAAGTCGCCTGAGCCGGCAGTCTTGCGGGCCAGGACGCGGGCGGTGGCCGAGGCGTTCTGCAGCTTGGCGTAGGTGACCGCGTCGTTCGCGATGCCAAGCGAGCCGCCGGAAAGCGACAGGTCAGAACCGGCCGCGATCTCTTCAATCGCGCCGGTCGATGCTGTGGTGCGGCCTAGCAGCTTGGCCGTGGCCATCGTCAGGCCGCTCGTCGTCACCGGGCCTTCCGTGCGCCCTTGGAACGAGATGGAGACGGCCTTGTTGTCGACGATGCTGCCGCCGTTGGCCATCAGCGTCAGGGACGTGAACTTGTAGTAGCCGCTGCCAGCGGTGGGCGCGGCGCCCCACTTCCAAAGCTGCCACTTCGTCGCGTCGTCTTCCTGCGCGAGGTGGATGTAGCCAACCTGTGGCAGCGAGGCGAAGTAGGTCGTCAGGCTGACACCGGCAGCGGTCTGGTTGTCGATGTAGAGTTCGGTCGCGCTGGCCTGCGTGGCGTTGTTCCACTTGAACAGGCCATTGCCGGGATCGCTGTCGGCAGTGCTCCCCGTGTCGCTGGTGTAGACCTCGTCGGTGTCGGCGTCGGTCGTGGCGCTGAGCGTAGCGATCGCGGCGCCAGCCTCCTGCAGCACGGCCTCGACATCGGTGCCAGTCCAATACGTGCCAACGTCGACCACTGACACATCAGCCGCAGTGACCGCGCCGAGCACGGCTGAGGCGGTGTCGAAGATGCCGGCCGGGCTCAGACGCTCGTCGTTCCACGCCGTCAGCACGCCAGCAGCAAAGACGACGCTTGCGATGCGTCCGTAGTTGACGGCGTCATCCCAATTCGTTGTTGCAGTGCTGACGCTGGCCACCAGCGTGCCGCGATGAACGACGATGTAATTCGTGTCGTCGTCGGTGCAAGCGAGCGTGTCGTCAGCGACCGTCGTCTCGTCGAAGTTGCCGCCCGCCAGGCCCACGGTGAGACCGGTGTCGGCCGTCACATCGTGAGCCCAGATGAAGGCCTGCCCGAGGGCGGCCATGTTCTCGTTCAGTTGCACCTCGGCCAGGGCGGCCGGGGGCGAACTGATCTGCTGCGGGGTGCTCATGCTGTCGCCTCAAGAAGGTGTCCGCGCCCTACTGTTTCGCTCATGGCGTACACGCGGGCGGTGATGGGGTCGCCCGGCGTCAGGCCGTCGGCGGTCTGGTCGGCTGCGCTGTAGGCCGCCTCATTGGTGGCAACGGTGATCGTGCGAACGATGGTCACGCCGTCGAGGATGTCGACCTCGTAAGCCTCGCTGTCCTCGCCGAGCGGTGGCACGATGCCTTCAGCCAGGAAGCGATAGGACAACCGCGAGCGGCGGCGCCATGTCAGCGTGGCGTCATCAGTTCCGACCTCGCGCGCGACGCGGAAGTCGACCGGTGACAGCGGCTTCAAGCGCTCGGCGGCGATCGTCACCTCTTCGCTGTCGGTGTCACTCAGCGTGGAGCCGATCGAAACGGCTTTGGTGAGCGTCGGGACACCGATCTCACTGGCCTCGATGGCGAAGTCGCGCAAGGTCGAGGTCGAGAGCAGGACGACTTCGTCACCCACAGCATGCCCAGCCATGGCCCACTCGCTGCCGAGCCGGCCGCGGAGGAATCCGGTCAGGGTGTAGCTGCCGTCAGCGTTCGTGGTGACGTTCCGGTACTGCAGGATCTCCCAGCCGTCGCCGGAGCGCACCGCAGCGCCGTTGCCGCCGGCCAGGACCGCGTCGCGCGTGGCGCTGAAGGGTGTGCCGTTGCGCATGCGCACGGTGAGCGATGTGAACTCGTCGAAGACGTTGCCGCCGCTGAAGTCGCCGAGCACGTCGACTGCCGTGCCGATGGAGACGCCGGGTCGCGGGAAAGTGGCCATCGCCCGCCACGAAACGCCCAGGTCCAGGCTTCGATACAGGATGCCGCCGCGCCAGTGCGGAGCGATGCCCCAGGCTGCCGCGTAGGCCCCCGGCGTGTCGTCAGCATCGGACAACAGCGGGACGTCGAGAAATACCGCGTAGGTCGGCACGCTGATCGGCGGAACCTGATCGGGGAAACTGCCCACCACGCCGATGCCGTATTGCGTCAAGACCGAAGCGTCGTCGCTGATCCCTTCCCACTTGATCACGCCGGCCGAGGTGTCGCGGGTGGTGATGAGCGCCCGCTCGCCATCCAGCAGCACGACATCGCCCGGCATTACGCGCGTGAATCGCTTGTCGGTGGCAAAGCTGATCTGGTTGCGCGCCGCCCAGGAGTCGTACATCAGCAGGTTGGCCAGCCGGAGCTGTTCGTCCGCATCGAGAACCGCCGCGGTCTGGAACTTTCCGACCTGCCCTGCGCTGGCTGCCTGGCGCTGGGAGAACTGGGTGCCGGCCTGATAGTCGCGCCCGGGGTCCGGAGCGGTGACGCTGTACTGGCTCGGCAGGTCAAGCTGCTGCGCTCTGACCTTTGTGATCGATGCAGCCTGGCTGCCGTCTTCTGTCGCTCCGCACTCGACGCGCTCGATGACCGCCACCGGATCGGCACCGCGCATCTTGAAGCGCAGCAGGTCGTCTTCCTCGACGCCGACGAAGCTGTAGACCTGGGCGAGTTGCTGGATGGCAGGCCTCGCTGGACCTACCTGAGACACCAGATAGCCGCGCAGCGTCTGGTCTAGCTGAGAGACGTCAACATCCGCGGCTTGGAGGTTGGAGCGCTCCGACAGATCGCGCACGCATGCACCGACGGTCGTTCCGAAGTATGTGAAGGCCCACGGCTGGTAGTTGCCAAGGACGAAGACGCGACCTGTCGTCGTAGTGTCAGGATAGAAATCCACCACACCAAGCCGCAGTCTGTCCGGATCGGTCACTTCGTCGTAAGCAGCCTTTACTTCAAGCGTTTCAGCGTCGATGGCCGCGATTTGCACATAGCCGACTAAAGCGGCTAGTTTCAGTATGCAATCCGTACTCGCGTCATATGTCACGCCGAGGTTGATTCCATCCGTATAGCCGGTGGTGACAGCCGTTATGACAGGGCTTGTGCTGTCCGTGACAGTGAAGCACTCGTCGTCGTCTGAGTTGAAGACGACGTACCGGCGTCGCATGGGGTCATATGCCGCCGCGCACGTCGGCAACGCATGGCCCGGGACATTCCCGACGATGGCATCCATCGCCTCGAACCCGACCACGTAATCGAGCCCGATGTAGCCGCACCGCTCAGCGTTAATGATGTCGGTGCCAGACAGCCCGGCACCAGCCAGCACGACGTTCTGTCCGCCAGCGCGCACCCATTGCGCGTTTGGTCGGTGGAACACGCGCTGACGAACAGGGTCCCACACCATGCAGGAGGTGCCACCAAACATCGCACCGTTGAAAAAATCACCAAGGTATGCAAGGCTGGTCGCGTCGAACCGCAGTACGTTGTCATCGGTGCCGGCGATCCACACCTCGTTCAGCGGCGGCACATAGCAAACGTGCGAATCTTCGATCCCGCCATCTGCTGTTAGGTCGTGGTCCACTGACAGGACGATCGCTCCCGTCTGCTGGTCAAGAACAGATAGGCGCAGGACGCCGCCGAGCTGCTGGGCGCCGATGATGTTGCCGTCCAGGCGCTGCGTCGAAGCGAACCACTGTTCCTCCTGCTCAACGCCGAGCTCTTCTTCGGTGATGTCGAACTCTCCATCACTCACGAGTTCGACCGTGAAGTTGCAAGGCCAGCCTGTCTTCTCAACTGGCATCGCGTCGAAGACCAGATACGAGTAACCGCGATATGCAGGCGTCAACCCGACGCCCTTCTCCGCCTCCATAAGCGGATCAGGAAGCTGGTCCTCTGAGCCGCGGTAGAACGTGAGCCCGAAGTTAGGCAAGACCGAATCGATCAGGCCACCGTCATAGAGCAGCATCGCTCCGGCCCAGATGCGACGCACGGAGCGCGATGGCGTCTGGCTCAACAGCAGCGCAAAGGTCGCTGTGTAGGTGTAGATCGTGGTCGACTGCGCCGGCTGACCTGACTTGCCGCCGGTCTCGTCGGTGTCGGACGTCTCTGTGAGGGCATCGCCCAACAGCCAGATGATGTTGCCGCTTATCCGATTGCTGCCGTAGGCGAACGGTATCGCCGTGCCGAAGGAACTCGTGAGGAGCTTGCGGTCCTCCAGGCGCGGCCCGAAAGCGTCCGGCAGCGTGTCGAGGCTGGCGCCGAGGTAGGAGCCAATGCCACCGCCGATGGCCGCGCCGACCGGCCCGAAGTAGGAGCCGAGCGCCTGTCCGACGATCGACAGGATCTGCTGATTGCTGCTCATGGGTATGTCACGCCAGGCAGGCGGTAGAGCTCGACGATCGCGGCGATCCAGTGAGACGTCATGCGGTGCTCACAAACGCCGCCGGCCTTGACGTTGCCGTGGATGAGCGAGACGCCGTCGCGGTAGTCGCCAACGAAGCCGACGTGGTGCGGATTCAGGCCAATGCGCAGCGCGACCGCATGGCCGGGGCGAGGCGTGGTGCCCACCGGTTCGGCGATCAGGAAACGGCGCATGCCGGCCAGGAGTTCCTTACCGTCAGGCAGGCGCCCATAGGAGGCGTCATCCGGCACCGTGCACCCGACGCGCCGGCCGACCTCCACCAGGAGGCCGAGGCAGTCCAGCCCGGCATCGGCCCGGCGACCCTGGTGCACCCACTTGACGCGCAGGAGCGATCGCGCCGCGGCGACCACATCCGCGGCGGTTGGAGCTTCGACGGTCATTCGGTGGGCTGGTGCTGGCCGGGCGTCTTCATGGTCGCGTCCAGACCAGGAAGGAAGTCGAAGCCACGGAAGTTGATGACGTTGCCGAAGCGCGGTCCGCACATGCCGGCGCGAGACTTGGTGCAGCCGGCCACGATGATGAAGGTGTCCCCGGGGGAGATTGGATCGGCCATGGGCAGATGGAGCTCGACGCGGCCATCGATGGTGTAGTGCTTCACGTCCATCCGCAGGCCCGTGTTGGCTCCGGTGTTCCAGGTCAGGACGCCGTCGTCGAAGTAGGCGAGGTCCGGCGCGCCGGTCGTGTCGGGCGTCAGGCGAACGATGGCCGCGGACAGGTCGGTGTCGAAAACGCGCTGGTCGGTCTCGGCTGCCGTCACCGTGCCGGTGGTGGTGTAGTCGGTCAGCACGACCTTGCAGCGCGCGTCCCCGAGCTGCGCGGTGCAGCCCGGCCCGGTCACCTCGCCGATGGAGGCATTCAGGGAAGCGGCGAGGCCGCGGAACTCAGAGGTGTAGCCGTTGTCGGCCACGGTGATCTGGCCGAGCCGCCCACGCTTGGCCTTGAGCACGCCCATCGACGTATCGGCCCAGTTGATCTCCATGAGCCGCACGTCGGCGTGATCCCAGACCCCGCCGGCCACGTCGACGGCGGTCAGCGTGCCGCTTGAGAGGAAACCGGTCACGTCCAGGTTGTCGACGGACAGGTTCGATCCCTGCTGGATGTTGCTGGCCGAGATGCCGAGGTCTGCCCTGTAACGCAGGCCGGCGTAGATGATGTCCTCGTCGTGGTCGGTGAAGCCGTAGATGCGCCCGTCTTCGCGGGTAACCTTCCACAGCCGCGCCAGCGTGGTGAACCGCCGCGTGACGTGCGCCGCGAGCGCGGAGGATGCCGAGCGCATCAGATGTCCCCGTCGGCGTTGCGCTCGCGCGCCTCGACGATCTCAAGCGACTCCACGCGCACCAGCAGATCGCCACCCTCCGGACTCCGGTCAACCGCCGCCGCAGGGAATCTGTCGGAGCCGTAGCGGCACGGCACGAAGAACTGGCCCGACCATGTGTAGGTGTCGCCGCCGACGTGCCCCGTAACCGTGACGCGGCCGGTGGTCAGGCTCACCGTGGCTGTGGCCACCGAGACGACGCCGGCCCGGGTGCGGTAGACCACGACGCCTGACTTCGGCCGGGTGATCCAGCGCTGCCACCCATCGGCGCCGCTGCCGTAGACCTTCACCAGCTGGTAGTCGCCGGCCGGGGAATCGCCGTTGTCGATCAAGACGCCTTCGACCGCCTGGCACTTGTAGTCGAGCGGATCGGTGAAGGGGAAGACCTTGCCGCGGCCGCGCACGCTGTGAAAGTGCGCGCGGGCCAGCTTGTAGTCGGCCTCCGTCCTAATGGCCAGGCTCACGTCGAAGCGATGTTTGGCGTTGGCCCAGTTCTGGTTCGCGCTCTCATAGCCGCCGAAGGTCTCGGCCAGGCTCGTGGACCATCCTGGCTCAGACACCGCCCCAAGGGCCAGCCTGCGCGGGAACTCCAGGTCGACAAAGTCGGTGGCCATCAGTTGTTGCGCCGGTTGGCCATCTGCAGCTTGCGCGCCACTGCGGCGCCGGCCTGGTTCATGGTCTGCGCCGAGGTGCCCGACGGCATCTGGACGACGATGTTCGCGTTCACCGTGTGGCCGGTGCTGCCGCCAACTTGCGGGTTCGGATCGATCCGGCCGCGCTGCTTGCCCATGAGCAGAAACTTCCGGCCGTTGACGTCGAGCAGTTCGGGCCGCTTCTCGGCCACTTCGAACATGCCGCCGGCGCCCACCGGGCCGCCGTTGGCGCGCCCACCGCTGATGCCAGCCGCGTTGGTGGTGCCCGCGCCGTCGTTGTACGAGTAGTCGCCGCCTCCACCGCCGAACAATCCGGCCAGCAAGTCGACCCAGCCGCCGCCGGAGCCGCCAGCCCCCGAGCCGGTCGCCCCGGTCGTGCTGAGTTGAGCCTGGAAGCGCTGCAGTGCGAGCACCGTGGGATCAATGCCGATGGTCTGCAGGGTGGTGAAGCTGGTGGTGGTCGCCGCCGCTGCGGCATTCACTCCGCTGCCGCCATTGGCGCCGCTGCCAACCCCGAACAGCGAACCGAGGGCGCCGCCATCCTTGCCGGTGCCGCCGAGGAAGTTGCTGAACATGTCGCCCAGCGGCTTGCTGATCAGTTCCTTCGTGGCGATCTGAGACACCAAGTCACCGATGTTGGCGAGGATGCTCTTCAGGCCTTCGCCTCGTCGAGTGGCCTCGCCGAAGATGTCGCCCAGGCCCTGCCCGAGCTCCTGCCCGATGCCGCGCACCTTCTGCAGCAGAGGGTCGATTTCCGCAGAGGCCTTCTTGAAGGCGAGGCCCAGCCGTTCAGCGAAGGCGATCGCATCCTTGTTGCCGTTGCTGGACAGTGCCAGTTCATTGGCCTTGTCCACCAGCGCCGAAAGCTCGGTCAGGGCCTTTGCCCGCGCCGCGCCGGTCGCGCGCAGGGTCTCGATCTCGGTCGCTCCTGACGCTTGCGCGGCAAGGCCGACCTCCTCTTCCTTGGCGGCCGAGCGCTCCAGGAGTTTCTGGTAGTCGTCCTGCGCCTGGCGGAGCGCCTCGACGTTGGACAAGGCTGCCCCGTAGTTGTCGGCCTGCCGCGGGTCGCCGCCCGACTGCGTGATCAGCTTGCGGGCATCCGCCACTTGTTGGGCAATGCGATCCGCTGCGGCGCCCTTGGTGTCGCCGCTCAGTTCCTTGATCGTGGCGATGAGGTCGACGTAGCGCCGGCGGGCCTGCTCCACAGCCGCCGCGCGGTTCTGCTCGGCCAGGATCTCGTCTTGCGACGCGCGCTGCACCATCTGCGCGCGCTTGGCGACCGCCTCGCCGACCTTGTTCTCTGCTTCGATGCGATCAGCGCCGGCCAGCTTTGAAGCCGCGCCTCGCTGAAGGGCGATCTCCTTGTCCAGTGCCTGGACCTGGGCGGCCAGCGCCGCCTCGCGCACGCGCTTCTGTGCGGCGAGGGATTCCTCCAGGCTGATCAGGCCGTCGGCATAGGCGCCCTCGACGTAGCGGTTCGCAAAATCGTAGGCATCGCGCTGCTGCTCGGCGAAGTCGCGGATGGCCGCAATCTGGCCATCGAGTTGCTTCTTCAGGGCCTGCGCCGCCGCGGACGATACGGCGCTGTCTGGCAAGGTAGGCGCCGTCTTCTTCGGCGTCGGCTTGCCGCCGTAGTTCCTGCCTTCGTTGGAGTAACTGGCCTGCGTCAGAGGGCCTTGCAGAACGCGGCGCTCGAATGCGTCAAGCTCGGCGCGAGCCCGTTCGGCATCCGCCTTCATGGCATCCGAAATTGCCGTGAAGCCCTTCAGGTCACCGCGTCCAAGGGCGGCGATCTGTGCCGCAATGCCGCCAATCTCGACGCCGACGGCCTTGAACACAAAGGCGACGTTGGCGCCAAGGATCGCCAGCGCCTCAAAGACCCCGCGAATGGCCGCCGCGCCGGTTTCGAAAAGGCTGCCGTTCTCCTTGGCGCGGAGGATTTCCTCGCTCACCGCCTGAAGGCTCGGCAGCAACTCGGCAGCCAGGATCAGGCCGAACGACTTCGTCAGGAGATTCATCTTCTCCTGGGTGTCGTTGAACTGGTCGGCCGCAGCGGCGACCTCGGCCGTCACGCGGCTGTAGCGCTTGAAGTATTCGACGTTGCCCCGCAGTGACTGGGCGCCCTCGTCGAGCAGCGGGATGATGTCGGCCCCGGCCTTGCCGAAGATGCGCAGCGCGAGGGCCGACTTCTCCGGGCCGTCTTGGAACTCGGCGAACCTGCCGGCCAGAGCCTCCAGCACGGAATCAGCAGCGGCGCCTGAATCGATCAGGCCGTTCAGGTCGAGCAGCCCGAAGGCCTCACGGGCCTCCTTGTTGCCGGCCCGGGCCTCGGCGATCGACTTGTTCAGTTTGCCTACTGCGGCGGCTGCGCTGTCCAGATCGCCGCCCGCTTGCGCCGCAGCGAAACCGATGCCGCCGAGCGTCTCCACGGCGATGCCGGTCTTCTTCGACAGGTCGTTCAAATGGTCGGCAGAGTCGATCGCCCCCTTCGTGAGCACCACCAGGCCAGCCACTGCCGCCAGTGCCCCGACGCCGATCGCCGCCCCGATGCGCGCGGCCTCCTTCTGCGCCTCCACATTGCGAAGTGCCGCGTCAGCCGCGCTTAGTTGCGCCGCAGTGGCGCCCTTCTGCGACAGTTCAAACAGTTTCGCCTCGCGCGTCGACATGCCATAGGCGGCGGCTTGGCTCTGCAGAGACTTCACCTGGCGGTCGATTGCCAGCTGGTTACGCTTCTGCTTGTCGGCGAACTTGGCAGCGACGGCTTCAGCTCGCGTGAGCCCAGATGTGAACTCCGCAGCATCGAGCCCAAGCAAAACTTTGAGTGAGCCGACGATGTTGCTCATGGGCTGGTTTCCTGTGCGGGCTTGGCGCGCGGCTTGAATTCGAAGAAGGCGGCCTCTTCCTCTGCCGTCGGCTCGTGCTCAGGCTCGGCCGGGTCGAAGAGGTAGTCGGAGAGTTCGGCGTTCTTCACGCCGCCCATCGTTGCGGCGATGAGCATGGCGATCTGAGCGAGGTACATCTCCATGCGTCGCTGGGGCAACATGCGTCGCGCCGCGTAGACCTGCCACGCCTGAAACTCAGGCTCTGACATCGTTCGCGCCAGGGTGCCCACCGGCTGCCCGAGAGCGCATGCGAGGTCGTGCAGGAACTCGCGGCGCGGCGTCAGTTTCCCTTTGGGTCGGCCCCTTTGGCGTCGGCGGCGGCCATCACTTGCTGCAGCATCGTCCAGGGCTGAGAGGCCAGCAGTTCGACATCCGCCGAGTTCGCCGGATCGAAGATGCGTTTGCCCTTGGCGTCGCAGATGATGCGAGCGGCGCCGCGGGCGAACGTCCGCTTCTTTCCGTCGGCAGGCTCCTTCTGGTCGGAGGCCTCTTCGACCTCTTCGACGGTGAGGGGCCTGACGTGCAGCGTGCCCCAGCCCTTCACCTCGACGGCGATGGGCTTGGGCGACGCTGTCGCCTTCATGGCTGCGATGAGCTCTTCACGGTTCATGGTCTACCTTCAGCCGGCCTGGTCGTAGGGCGCCCCGGTGTTGCGGATGGTGATGGACCCGGTCCACAGGCCATCAGTCGAGGCCTGCTCGCCAGTCTGTTGAACGAAGCCCAACAGGGTGCGGATACCGCCCGCCTTGGGCAGCGTCACCTTGACAGCCATCTTGTCGCCGGACTGGTCGAAGTCGGCCATCGCCGACTGGATCGCGGTTTGTGGCGCGAAGAAGAAGTCCAACTGGGTGGTGCCGAAGTCCGGCAGGCCGAGCTCGTACTCCTTCGCCGTCGAGCACAGGCTGGTGGCGTCGTTCTCGGTCTTGCTGCCGCCCTGCCGGTTGTAGCCGGTGAGTTCGCAGAAGTTGGAGAACGTCGCCTTGTCGATCGAGCCGTGTGACACGTAGGTGCCGTAGTTGCTCGAATCGGTGTCCACCAGCTCGAAGGTGCTGCTGGTCAGCACGTTGACGATGAAGACGTCGTCGTTGAGCTCGGTCATCCCGAGGATGCCGGACAACTTGACGACATCTCCGTCCGCGAGGCCGTGGCCCGTGCAGGTCACGACGGCGGGGTTCGCCTTCGTGATCGCCGTGATCGCCTTGGAGGGCGAGTCGGCGCCGTACTCGGTGACGATGGCGATCGTCGAGCCATTGAACTTGAAACGCTTGCCCGCACTCATGAGGGGCTCCTTTCGACTATGAAAAAAGCCCGCGCTTGCGGGCTGGTTGAGGGAACTCGAGGTTGGCTAGGTCAGGCGCGCATTCGCGAGGCCGACCCAGTCGGCGCGGCTGGCATTCGCGACGTGGAACGTCAGCGTGTGCTCGCCAGCGGCGTCGAACGTGACCGCGGTACTGAAGGCCTCGCCGGGCTCAGTAACGAAGACCGAGCCGGAAGGCAAATTGCCGGCCGAGACTTGGACGCCGTCGATGGAGGCTGTGTAAGCCACCGTTCCGCCACCATTGGTGCAGGCGTCAATCGCCAGCGTGTAGTCCCCGGCGGCGTCCACCGCTACCGTGATGGAGATGTCCGGGACGGCCTTGGTCGACTCGATCAGCAGCCATGTGCTGGTCTGCTGCAGGAACGCCCCCGAGGCTGGCAGCACTTCGGCGTAGCTGATCGTCCCGAAGTTGACGCCATCTTCCTGCACGGCATCGGCTGACTCTTCGTAGAGCTCTTCAAACGCCTGGAACTTCGGCGATGTCGCGTCGTCGTCGAATGAGCCGTAGGTGATCGGCCAAGTCGAATTGCCAGAGGTCGGGGCCTTCTCGACACCGGCATGGAAGAAGCAGAGCTCCTGTCCGCCGCGGTTGCGCCACGACTGCCACCACGACTTCAGGCGCAGCCGCATGCGGTCGTCGGTGTGCGCCGCGATGATGTAGGCGGTTGAGGTGCCATCGCCGCCGTGGGTGTGCGGGCCGGCTTCGTACCCCATGGCGCGAAGACCCAGGGTCTTCAGGTAGTTGTTCCAGCGCAGCGCCTTCGGCAGGACCACGTTGGCGGCGTTGTCGTCCAGCTTGTCGAACACGTCGTCGACGCTGTTGATGCCGCCAACACCGGAGTTCTGGTCGTCCGGCTCCATGTAGAGGGCCGGCGTTACCGTGTAGAGCCACGCTGACAGGTCGCCCCACTCCTCGATGGCCCAGAGCAAGCACGGCGTGTAGTTGAAGGTGTCGGCCATCCAGGTGCCGAGTGCCACCTTGATCGCGGCCGTCTCTCCGGCAGCATCTACCGCCTCCCACAGCGCCCTCGCGCGCTGCAGCATGTACCTGATGCGCACGTAGTTCGCCGTTGGGTGCTCTGGCTCGCGGTAGGTCGTCAGAGAGCGGCACAGCGTGTGCGTCGGGTTGAGGAAAATGAACGTGTTGTCGTCGGTGTGCGAGATCGCCCCGGCGGAACCGGCGTCGGTCCAGGAGATCGTGTCGGGGTCGACGACGGTGATCGTCTCGCTGCCGGCGGTGAAGGCTCCGGTCTTGTGCTGGACGTAGACCGTCGCGCCGTTGCTCAGGCCGTGCGCAGTGACGCCCGCGGTAACCGTGCTGCCGGAACGAGAGAGGCTGGTGATGTCGGAGCCAGCGCGAACGCTTGCCTCATCGAATGCTGCCGTCCTGATGTCCTGATAGGCGGTCGACTCTCCTAGGTTGTTGTTCCACAACTCATTGCCGTACTCGGCGACAACCATCGTGCCGGCCGGCCGGTTCGCCTGCACCTCCGCGACGAAGCCATCGAAGTAGTTGTTGGTCGCCTTCGCAGGGAGGTTGACCCAGCCGATCGCTGGCTCAACGGTGGCACACAGATCCAGGCAGGCCTTGAGCGAATGCTTGTAGCCCCAGGCCGAGCCTGAGTCCGCGGCCCGGCTGCCGGCCCAGTCAGTGTCCTGGTTTCCGACCTCGGCCCACGGAGACTCGGACCCGTTCGTTTCGGTCCAGTCCATGAACCGCAGAGTGTCGATCTTCGAAAGGTGCGCAATGGCCTCGGCGCGGTACGTCTCGGTGGTGTCCAGCGCATAGCCCGGGGCCAGCAGCTTCAGCCCGCCAACGTCGGCCGGCCAGTTGTTGATGCGCAGCGCGATGATCGAATCGGAGGCGCCAGCGATCGTCAACGTGCAGGTGGTCTTGCCGTCGGCGTAGACGCGGGGGCCGAGCGAGCCGCCACCGTAGTTCTGGATCGCAGAGCCACTCAGGTCGCCGTCGCATTCGAACAAGTACTCGCCCGCGTCCCAATCGCTCAGGTCCGTCAGGAAGACCATCACGACCGAGTTGCCGGCGACCGGGTAGCCTTCGGCCGTTAGGGGGCAGTTCTCGTAATCGAACCCGCCACCGGACGCGACAGGGCACCAGGCGCGGCCGTGGTGCAGGAGGTTGACGTAGATCCGCGTCGACCAGTCGTAATGCGGCCCGAGATTCGCCGCCAGCAGCCCCAACTCGCCCCAGCTTCCGTTGGGAGGAGGAGGAGGAGGAGGAGGC